CGCGCCATCGGAATAGACGTTCGTGAAGTCCTCCTCCAGCGCGCCCATCACTAGCTTGGTCTGTCCGGCGCTGGTGGGTTGGATAGGCATATTTCCAGCCTGACGTAATCCTTGAGACCGAATCCACGAGAGCGCTGAATGTGTTTCAGGAACCCGTCGAATTCGCCCAAATAGATCCCACACGTACCCGTACCGTCGCGCTCGGTAATGCTGTAGTTCCATATAAGCGCGCACCTCGGGGTAGAGTCCGAACCAGCGCTCAATAAAGTCATCACATTCTTCCTCCGTCCAAAACAGTTTCGACAGCGCGAGCTGCGCTTGCAGCCCTATGGCGGTCGCGCCGTAACAGTTGCTTACTAACTTGCCTTCGACCGTGAAGCGTCGGCGCGGCCCTGCATTGAGGATGTCGAAGACCGGCCCATAGGCTTCTTGGGCAGATACGGCCCACGCGGCACTCTTTGCAGAATTTCCTGCCAAGACACTCCATTCAACAAGTTGTCGGTCGAGATCATCGCTTCCCGCCTGCAGGCCGAGCAGACTACCCGTACCGCACGATACCCTTTGTACCTCTCGATCTCCGTCGAAATAACCGTCAGCGTATCCAACGGGAGTGACTTCACGAGCCGTAACAGCAAGCCGAGATCTTTCGGCCAGGGCTTCAGCGAGCGGTATTCTTCTGCCGCTCTGTAGCCATACTTTATGGTCTGGAGTTGCCCAGATTCCATCGTGTTTAATTACCTCCTTGTATCCTTTGAAAATCACTCCATCGTGCGAGACGAATTCGACGCCGTCCCATAGTTTCATCTGTCTGGTGACGTGCTCAATCGGCACTAAGCCCTGATCTGTGAGGACCCGTTGGCCGCCGAGTAGACATATCATAAAATTCACGTTCTTCGTCGGCAGCCGTTTGTAGAGCGCGAAGTCCGCCCAATCGATCTTCTGCTCCGGCGTGAGTTTGCCTTGCTCTTTCAGCGAGGCCAGCAGCGCGTAGTGGTCGTAGTTGAGGCCGAACACGCGGCAGGCTGAATAGAGATGGATGTCCTTGTCTTCCTGGTACGCCGAGATCATCGAGTGCGCGCGGGCGCAATGCGCCAGATCGCGCAGCTCGATCTGTGAGAAGTCACTGCTAACCAGCCGCGTGCCGGGGGAGGCGAGGAACGCCATGCGGATGCGTCCGCCGAGTTCCGAACGGGCTGGTATTTGTTGCAGGTTGGGATTTCTACTAGCGAATCTGCCCGTCTCGGTGCGGGTCATGGGGAATTCGGTATGCACGCGCCATGTAGACTCTACATGCGGCAGCTCGCACACTGGACACGAGCCGTCAGAGTTGCGAGGATGGTAGCGCGCCTTCTTGGGGAGGGAGTCAGCGAAGGCCGACTTGAGCTTCGACCGTTCGCGGTACTCCAACACTTTATGGACAACAGGGTGATCGTCTCTGCAGAGTTCGAGCTGTTTCTTCCCGGTGCTGACAAGCCCATCCGCTGTAGTCTTCAGATCCCGACCGTGGCCGACTTTCAACGCATCAAACAAAAGGGTCCGGATCTGTACGGCAGAGTTTGCGTTGAAAGCGACGGGGCCGAGTTCGCCCTCCACTTCAGCAGCCGCCTCGGCAAAAGCATGCAGGCGCTCGGCGGGCAAGTGACTAGCGATCTCACGCTCCAGCCCGGCCATTTGGGAACCGAGTTCGGCTGAGAAGTCCTGTAGGTAGGGGATGTCTATCGCGATGCCGTAGCGCTGCATCCTACGGACCATTGGGACGGGGAGCAGGTCCAAGCGCCGGATGTTTTCGAGATCGGGACGGCCTGTTAGTTTGACTCCTCCAAAGAGACTCATAACGACTCCCCAAAAACAAGCGAGCGCCAGTATGGCACTGAAAAAAGCCGGTAGAGACGCAGACCAGTCTCATAATCGGTCTCAATCACTTTGATGACATAGCCGACTTTGCGCAGTTCAGATACGCGGCTGGAATACTTCAGAGCGATGTCAGCCAACTCGCGCGTGTCGGTTATGCCCTGCTGCAAGCGCGCCAGTATCCGCGTGCTCTGTGCCGCTAGACGGTCTGCTTCAAACGGATGCACCGTAACGTTAACCGGAATGCTTCTGCCATCAGGCTTCCGCGCAGTCTCCAGTCTCTCGATCCAGCTCTCCTTTTCGGCATCGCGCAGCACCCGCCCAAGAGTGATCTCGTCTTCGCGCGTGTACCCACTCGGAAAGTGAAGCCACACATCGGGGATCGTTAGGTACTGGTTAGCCTGCGCGGTCAGAAAGACCGCCTCCATTGCGGCGGCCTTCCATTCCTTCGTCGCCGATTTGTATGAGCGCAGGCCGTTCTCGCTCATCGGTAGACCTTGCCGACCTCCACATTGGTGATGCCGCTGCCATTCGAAGTGTTCATCATCTGGTATTCATAAGCGTCGCGCCAGCGTTTGTAGTCGCGCTCCGTGTAATACTCTTTGACCAGCTTCTTGCCGCGTACCGTCAGCACGATCTGCCACACGACGCGCGGGGGAGGCGTTATACCTTTCCTTTCCATCAGCGCTCTCCAAGATCGGTTCGGCATTGCGAGCGTTCCCACTATTGCTGTTCCTCCGCGCGCTTCTCTTCCACCGGTAGTTCGCCTTTGCCGTTGCAGGTTTCGCAATCGACCGGATCGAAGCCTCTACCGCTGTTTTCCACGCTGCAGGTACAGTCGGCTTGCGGCTGCTCGCACGCGAAGCAGACGACGCCTTTACCTAAGCAGGAAGGGCAGGGACGGGCTTCTGCGTCCGGCAGCAGGAGCGGCTTATCCTCTTCCGGCGCTGGTTCCTCGTGCAGCAGGATGCCGATCAGCAGCCCGAAGCGGAAGTTCGCGAAGGCGGATAGCCGCATGGCGTTGCGTGTGGCAGTCAACGGATTGCCGGTGCGCGTCTGCGGGCTGTAGATGGCTTCGTGGATTAATCCGACGACGCGCTCCCGGATGGCTTCATTCGAGGAGGCGGCCTCCAGTTCTTCTATGTGCTCTTTGCCCCACGTTTGATACTTGACGGGCAAGGATTCAGCGATCTCTTGTAAGTTCATGTGTCACGGTCCTCATCAGCTATTTCGAAGAAGCGATCACGCCTCCTTCGCTCCAACTCGACCGCCGTTTGGCCGGTCCAGTCGGCATCTCCGCAGGCGTAGGTAACGGCCTTCGCGAGCGGGGCGTTGGCAATGCCCAAAATCGGGTAGCGCCCGATCCTGGCTTCGATATGAGCGGCGGCGTGATGGTTCGCGTCGTCACTCCAGAATTCGTCGAGCCGCTCCCACGGGTCGTAGTCGGATGACTTATCGGTGTGCTGCAGCAGGCGGTTGATTAGCTGTTCGAGCGGACCCTTCTTGACCGTCTCGCGGATCTTGGTTTTAAGGCGTACTACGTCGATCAGCGAGAGGTCCGCGCGGGCGATATCGAGCGCTTCGACCAGCCAGCAGACGAGCGCTTCGATGGAATACGGGCGCACGACATCATCCCATGAGGTCATCGTGAACCCAAATAGTCGGTAGACCAAGGGTTTTAAGCCCTGCGGGAGATTACCGAGATGGAAGGCTTCTTGGAGGGTGTCGCGGAAACGCGGCGGATGAATGCCCATCTTCGCGAGCACATCGAGATCATGGACGGCAAAATGCAAGACCGCTTCGAAGTCCCATAAGTCGCCGAAGAAATGATTGAGCGTCTCTAGCGGATCTTCATGTGTGGCGCGAATCAGACGAGCGCTGCCGGGCGCGATGCTGAACTGCACGCTCCAGGGCACGCCGCCGTGGTCTTCCGTGTCGATGGATAAGAGGGAGGTATCAGCGGAGCGCAGGTAGGCGCTTACTTCGTCTGGTGTGTCGGCAATTTTGTAGTCGGTCGGGTACGGCTTCTTGTCTCGTGTAGACTCTACACGGCGTTTGTTCAGTTGCCCCCAATCTTCGAGCAACTGCGTCATCCAACGCGATTCGTGCAGGCCCAATGCCGGGTGATACATGGGCACGATCCAGCCCCGGTAATCGTACAGCTCGCCCCACTGCGGTATGCCGTGGTGCATGTCGAGCTTGATGGAGGGAACGAGGCGGCAGGCCGAGCCGCCCATCAGGATGATTAGAGAGGGATCTGTTCTTTGTATCTCTTTAGGGAGGTGATGAGCCGAGCAACAATCGATCTCGCGAGGCGTAGGCGTTCTATTCGCATCGGCCCAACACAGCACAGTATTGGTAATGCGCACCTCAGAACGCGACAAGCCAGCCAGAGGAAGATAAGTTGCATTAAGTTCTTCACCGGTCTTGCCTATGAAGACTCGACCGTACTTGTTTTCGTTACCGCCAGGGCGTTCGCCGATGATCAGGACGGGCGCGGGCGAGGGGCCATCTGGAGGCAGCGGGCGATAGCGGCGCGGGCAGACTTCACACGGGATCATCGACCCTCCGCTCCTGCCAGCTCTTGCCGTTGTAGATGTAGCGGCATCGGCTGCAGACTGCGCTAAGGTCGGCTGGCAGCGAGCGCTGCAGGAAGGGGGGCGGTGCCGAGCGCGAGACGCCGCAGAGCGCTTTCTGCTGGCCGTCCTTCACGAAATGCCAGAGCGCGTAGCGGATGCGGTAGCGGGTCCACTTGCCTTTCATTTAGGCTTCCTGGCGCGTTTGGCGGCGGCGCGCTTCCGCGCTGGTTTGGCTGACTTGACAGACTGCTTGGCACGCGGCGCAGGGGGCACTTTGCGCAAGGTCTTTGCCATACGCTTCTTCTCTTTCCTAAGCCGTTTGTTCGGCTCTTCCCGTTGCTCGGGGCCGCCTGTAATCTCATCCAACAGCGCGTAGAAGCGCGTGATAGCGTTGTCTTCACACTGCCGTGCCGAGTATCCGTTGCGGGCCGCTGTCATCATGCGATCCGCCTCAATCTTCAACTGGTTTTTCTGATCGTCTGTCATTTGAACGTCCTCATCTGCATCAGCCGCCGCTCGATATACCAGCGCGCTTTTTCGAGTTCGGTCTTCTCGTCTTCGCCGGGCTTCTTGCCCGCGCGCAGCAAATACTTCACGGCGTTGCCGGTGCTGTAATCGAGGCCGAACGCTTCGATCACGTCGATCACCTGCAGGCCCTTCGCGCCGTGGTAATGCGCCGGGTTGATCTTGTCTATCGGCGGCGGTGTCTGCTCAATCGGCGGGGGCGCGGGTGATAGGGCTTGTTCTTCCGCCATCAGTCGAGTACCTCGAAGCACTGCTGGATCTCGCTCTTCGACAGCTCTTCGAGCGCCGTGATCGTGAAGTCGAACTCGGGGTTCGAGTTCACCCAATCGACCGCTTCGCGCTCGTAGTCGAATATGTCGTCGCGCCGACCGGGATTCACAACGCCGATGTCTTTCAGCATCAGCAACAACTTGAGATGCTGGTTACGGGTTGACGGGTCCGCGCGCCAATCGGTATTCTCTCTTTTGGGAACTGGTTTAGGCATTTACGCCTTATCTCCTTTCATCGATTCAAAATTCCTCACCAGACCTCAACCGGATGGATGAGAGATGAATCATTGCGAAGCATCCACACCTTGCACCGCCATAGCCCACCGGATCATTCCGAAAACCATGACCCAAACTCGCCTTACCTCACGTCTAACCGCGCCAGTCATTACCCGACCATCGCATTCCGAAGCTCGCCGAAGCAGAAATCTATAAGAGCGAAAATCCATACCGACGCCAAAGCTCGCCTGATACCGCCTGAGCTTTCCACACCCGGCCATCCTTGCCAACCGCACGTAGATTTATAAGAGCTAGAAATCCTTACCACAGCTAACCGGGCCGGAACCCACCTGATACCAGCAGTCCACTACCGACACAACCCGACACGACCGAGTGCCTGCCGCAGCACGCCGAACCATAGGAAATTTGGAATAAATAGCATTGAATCCAGACCATAGCCGTCCTTACCAGATGCGAGCTGTCCTGACCAGAGGTGTATTTGTAAAAAGAAATGCGACATATCCTCACCAAAACCGTTCCGCACCCTTTTGAAGCCTCTGCATACCCCGGCCCGCCGTACCAGACCGTCACAATCTGAAGGATTCGAACTTCGTTACTTGAAACCGGCCAAACGTAGGCCGGAAGTCGCCGACGCCGCAGAGCTTACCGGAGTACTGAATGCAGTCGTTTAACTGCTGCGGCGAGATGTACTCAGGCAGCAAAACCTGCACGAGCACCTTCACCTTCCAGCCCGCCATCAATGCCGGTCGCTGCCGAGTGATGCCGTTACGCTGCACCATCACGCGGCGCTGGTCGAGGTAATCCCAGTTCTTCTTGTCGATGCCGAGCGAACACAGTTCGTCGATCACGACGATGCCCGCCTTATATAGATCCGCAGCCGACTTGCGCGGCGAGCGAGGATCTTGTCTGAATTTCGCGGCTCCAATCATCGCCATGCGGAAGTGTTCTCCAGGGATGCAAAGTTCCCCTCGGCCATTCCGATAGACGTATGACTCTACGTCGTCTTCTTTCTTCGCCTTGCTGCCTTTGGCGGCTTTGCTCTTCGCTTCAACCGCCTCACAGGACCAACGATGGTAGAGGAACGGCGCGGTGCCGATCACCTCGATCTCTGCAGCGTAGGGCTGCTCGAACGAGATGATTTTGTTCGCATCATTCGATACGGGTTCAATTGCATTAAGAGTTGCGCTCATCGTATTTCAGCCTTTCTGTTATGGAGAAGTTCAACAACTTCTTTGGCGATGGTCTTTCCAATACCAGGAACAGTTCGCCAATCTTGTTCGGTTGCCGATACCATCTCGGCAACGCTCTTAAATCTCTTGCCCACGTCCCATGCGCGGCGGTCGATACCGGGCAACTGCGCCGCGACCTTCTCGACCACGCCCGGCTCGCGCGAACGGAACATCACTTTGCCGGGCTGCTCGGCGGCTGCCGGGTTGCGCGTGTAGAGCTGGTCGTGCGAATGGTGCGAGTCGAATGGCTTCTGCCACCAGTGATAACGGGAGGCGTAGAGCGCGGCGGTCTCGGCGGTGCCTGCCGAGCGCAGGATGATCACTCGGCCCATCACTTCCAAAGAGGAGAGGTAGCTGTCGAGTTGGCGGAAATTGACGCCGCGCCCGCGCGAGAACATGGATCGCCACTGACCCTCGAACACTTCGATGCCGCCCGTCCGGTCGGGCCGCCAGAGACCTTCGACGAGCAGGTAGACGTAATCGTAGGAGTCCCACATGCCGTGCAGTTGATGGCCGGATAACCGGCGCGAGGTCATGGAGGTGATGAGGTCCGGCAGGCGCTTGCGCTCGATGCCGACCATGATCGGTTTGTTGCCGGGGCCGGAGCCTTCGAACGAGCAGTCGCCGAAGTCGAGGTGAGCTACTTCAATGGACAGGTCGTAGATCGCTAAGCAGCGACGGAGAGCGGTGTCTTCGCGGTCGTCAAGTACAAGGCACACGATACCCTCCGAGAGCTGATCTCAAAGGGAATTTTTGTAGTCGATTTGTAGTTGGTGGGTGCGGATTATGTGAAATATGCGAACTATGCGTTAATAGAATCAGTAAGTTACAGATTCTAAAACGATGCGCACGGTTCAAATCCCACCAGCCGCCCCACCTAAATCCCTTTAAAATCAATAAGTTAGCAGTAGCAAGAAAAAACTGTAGTCGATTTGTAGTTTTGACGTGATAGAGTTGCCCTAGATGGCTATTGAACTTTACCGGCGTCACGGCGTCTCCTGTAAGTACCCTCCCAGTCAAAGAACACGCGAACATCGAAAATGTTCGTGCCCGGTATGGGGCTTCGGCTACCTCAACGGCAAGAAGTTCGCCGATCAAACGCTGCACACCCGCATGTGGGGCGAGGCCGAGCGACTCATCGCAAGTTGGGACGAAGACCATAAGAAGGAGGAGTCCGACCGCCGCAAAACGGTGCCGGTGCCGGTAGCCATCGAGAAGTACCTCGCGCACTGCAAGGTCGAGAACAACAACGCCGACTCGACGCTGAAGAGCTACACGAAAAGCCTCTCGCACTTCGAGAAGTTCGTCATCGAGCAGGGCGTCAAGATGATCGCTGATGTGAACACTCAGACCATCCGCGACTTCCTCTCCACGCGCGCAGAGTACACGCCGAAGACCCGGCGCAAGGAGCTGGAGCACGTTCGCTTCTTGCTGTGGTTCTGCGTCTCGCAGGGCTGGATCGAAAACAACCCGGCATCCGGCCACGGGGAAGGGAAGAGCAAGGCGATCCGCATCAAGGTGCCGAAGGGCGGCAGCTACCAGCCCTTTACCGAGGAAGAAGTCGAGCGCTTGCTGCAAGCCGCCGAAACGATCAACAACAACAACAAGCGCTGGATCAATCGGGCGCGTCTGCGGGCGAGAGCGATGATCCTTGTGATGTGCTACTCGGGCCTGCGCATCTCGGACGTTGCAACCTTGCGGCGCGATGAAGTTCAGCCGACCGGCCTGATGAAAGATCACATGCTCGTCAAGACCAAAGTTCTGCATTGGACACGGTTCGGGGAGGATACATTGCGGGCGCTGTTGGCACTCCCCGTCGAGAGTGAGTACTTCTTCTGGTCCGGCCCCAAGGAGTCTAAAATGACTACTTGCTGCGGAACCATGCGCCGCACGCTGTCTAGCATTGGCAAGCGGACAAGCATCGCGGTGCATCCGCATCGATTCCGCAACACCTTCTCGCTGCGGGTGATGGATGAGACCAATGATATTCGGACTCTGCAGCAATTGCTTGGTCATCAGAACCTCAGCAGCACACAAGCCTATTTGCACAACAGCACCAAGCAGGACCAACACCTGCACGACACACTGGCGAAAATCCAGCCAGGAGGAAAGGTAATCCAGATGCCGAGTAAGAGTAAATCCGCATAGTCAGCTCGCCTTGTTCTTCAGCCGCTCGTAAACACGATTGGCTACTGATAGCGGGATGCGCAGAGAGATGCGCACCCGCTTATTTTTTGTCTTAGGCTTCGGTTTAACAACATCCGGCTCATCCACGAACAGCCCAAAGATGTAGTTCTCGCTGAACCCCCACCGATCCGCAAGGTCTACGCATTTGAAATGCGGCTCGAAAGCGGCCTCTAGAGCGCGTCTGGTCTCGGAGCTATCCTCACTGCCCATCGGCTTTTTAGGTGTGTCGGTCATCAATGCACCGTCCCTCCCGAACCCGTTACGCCGTACTCGACCGCGTTGCGCGTCAACCAGCGGCTCATCTCAGTCTTCGCCGGTTCGTGCTCCAGCACCCAACAGAGCGCGTTGCGCGCGCCGAGTAACAGGTCTTGCTGCTCCTTCGTCAGATCCCGGTCGCGGGCGAGGCGCGTCGAGAAGATGTCGTGCGCGCGCTGAATGTCTGCGATGTTCTTCATACGCCTTTCTCCATCTGCCGTTTGAGCAGGCAATACATCAGAGACATGCCGACCAGCGAGATCGAGAAGTACTGTTCGGTGCGCACCTTTAAGCTCGGAGCCAGATGCTCGGCGAGGAAGGCGGCGAAATCTTGTATCGCGGGCTGCTCGCGCTGAAAGTACGCCTGATTCAGCAGGTTGATATTCGGTATGTCGCACATCAGTTCATTCACGGTCTCGTGCGTGATACGGGGGAATACGATCTTCGCTGCCGGTTCGCTCATGCTGCCTCCCACTCTGGATAAATGTTGATCGCCAAATTGTCGAACGTGATCAGGTCGTCTACGAGCAGCTTCTCGCCGATCAGCTCGGGCGCGTCCTGGCACATCTTCACCGTCAGCCCGAATTCCTTGTTGGCGTAGGTCTGCTCGATGATCACGTTCACGTAGTAGTCGAGCTTCGACCAGCCCGCCCACTCGAACCTGCCGGTCGGCTTATCATTGCGCCAGATCTCCTTCGCCTGATGCGTAATCAGCAGGTTCTTCTCTTGCAGCGCGTTCAGGATGTCGCGCATCTCCTGATTGGCCGGGCCGCGATCACGCGGCATGATGCGCTGCGCGCGCCCGAAGTGCGCGAACTCGATGTCCTCCCACAATTGCGTGCCGGAGTCGATCATCACCGAGGCGATATCCTTGCGCTCGGCGAACGAGAAGATGGCGTCTTTGATCGCCGTCAGGTGCTTGGTGTAGAACTCCATCGCCTGCTCGGGCTTCATCAGAGCGACCTCCATCGGCTTGGCGTGGCGTATGAAGTCTTCTTTCGGAAAGTAGATCTTCTTACCGAGCTTCTCGTTGGCCCGCGCGATGGTGCGGCGCGTTTTGCGGTCGAGTGGGATAACGCCGATGGGCGGCGGCATGGAGGTTCCCAAGAGTGTCTTACCGCTGCCCGCTTCGCCGAAGGAGCCGATAGCCAATTTGTCGGATGGGACTTCCGACACTTCCACGAATTGCGCGCGGGCGTGCTCTTTCATCCGGCGAGCACCTCCGCGATGACGGCTTCGAGTTCCGCCCGCTCGATATGGCCGAAGGCGGGCGGGTGTGTAGACCCGCTGCTAACTACCTTGATCTGACTCGGCGAGAGGAAGCGGTCGAACCCGTAGCCCCGGCCCCAAGCCTCTGTACGAAGGTTCAACCGTTCCAACACTTTCAAGAAGAACTCGGTCGGCTGTAAAACGTTTGAAACATTTCGTGTAGACTCTACACGTGGTTCTTCCGTGCTAATCTCTTGCGGCGGCGGCTCGGCGTCCAATGCAGCAGGCCGGTCCAACCACACGACCGGCAGGTGCTCGCCACGGTCATCGTATTGCTTCATATTTCTCTGCAGATGATCGCGGCTGCGCGCTACCCAGATGGTGATCACCAGCCGTTGCAGCCTGATCCGAATCGGCCTGCCGACGTTCAGCAGCTCGAAAGCGGAATCCGCCGTCATGCCGATGCCCAAGTAATGGGTGCCGCCTATCTCCTCGGCGGCGCTCGCGATCATTGTTCTGCATATCCTTTCTTTCTTAGAGACGGTGTGAACACAGCTTCCAGCGGAGATGCGCCTTTCTTGAGCCGCTTTATGATTGCCGAGTAGTGAATCTCAGCACGCTTTGCCCAATCCGTTACGCAGAGCGTCTCGCCGCCGATAGTGATTAACTGATTCCGTCTTGTGTTTCTGCTTTGGACCGTTGGGATAGACCAACGGACGTTTCCTGGTTCGTAGTTACCGTCGTTCTTTTCGCGATCTAGTGAATGCTGAGAGCTTGGCCGAGGCCCTACATCCAGAAGAAAACACATAAAATCATCCCACTGCGGACAGATCGTTATGCCACGCCCGCCGTAGTCTTTGAAACGCTTATTCTTTGGATTCAAACAGCGCTGTCGCATATTCACCCACGCGCTATACTCCGGCGTGTCCGCTCCGATTCCGTGTTGTAACTTGCCAGTCTTATTCGGCATAGCCTTTGGCAATCGCTCTTTGCTTATTCGCTAGCAGCATCTTGCCGGTCTTTTCGATCTCTTCGTCGGAGAATTGAAGTAGATACCGCATGTAGATCGGCCCTGAACCCCTGTAATCACCATTGATAAATGCGACGTGCCAGCGGCAGAAGCGGAAGCCATAGCCCCATAAGTAGCCTCGGCCCTGGTGCATCCAATACCATTCGTCCACGAAGTCGCGGCCCTCACGGACCTTCTTCCAGGTCAACTTGAATTCTTCGAGGCAGGGCGCGTCTTGATACGACGAGATGCCGTCGCAGGTCATCGCGATGCCTTCTTCGATCAGCTCGCCCGGCTGCCAGTCGATCTCCGGGTAGAGAGAGACGGCGAACTCTTCCCACGCTAAGCCGAGCGCCATACGCAACGGCATCTCTTCTTCGTCGAGATCCGCCAACGCCCGCATCAGGCCGCCTTCAAGGGCGACGTAGCGGAGGATGCCACTCAAATGTATACCGGACGAACGTGTAGGCTCGACGAGGTGGCCCTTTTTCGTCATGGGGCGCGCGATTGGCGAGCGGCTGCGTAGATCGGTCCGCTCCAAGCTGATTTTCGTTTCGTCGAGTATGATCGGCATATTCAATCTCCGGTAGCCCGCGAGCGGCGAGACGCGCGTTGAGTGAACGCACGATACCCACTAGCGCGCGGCGCGATTCTGCGTCCACGCAATGACTCCTTTCGGTACTGTTGAAATGAAGCCCAAAGAGAGGGGCGCGCGATTAGGGGGTTCAGTTCTAACAAGCACACCCCAAACTCGATGGCCGGGCCGGAAAGATGTTGGAGGAGCAACCGGCCCGGTTCTGACGAAAGGCGCTGCTGACGCCCTACGCAGAGAGGAAGTTAAGCGGCGGCGTCCTCGTCGCTCTTCGAGAAGGTGAAGGTGTCGCCGTCGTAGTCGAAGCCGAGTTCCGCGCCTTGCTCGATCAGGAACTCATCCGAGCGGAACAGGTCTTGCACAGCCTTATCGTATTTTTTGTCGCGTGATTTGTCACGGACCAAGCGGGAGTAGGCCATCGAGGCGAACTTCTTCGAGTCGCGTGTTTCACCGGCCAATTCTTTGGTGAGTGCAGATAATATGCCTTGCGCGATGGCGGTTGGATCGTTGCCATTGGAGGCGGCGGCTGCTGCTGCCGTTGTTGCTGCGGCTGGTGCAGCGGTAGTGGCTGGTTTCGCAGTAGATGTAGAGGTGGTTGCCTTCCCGGCTGGCTTCTTCGCCGCTTTCTCGTAGGGGAACACCATGATCTTGTCCACTACTAGATAGTTCGGCTCGACCTCGCGCCCGCCGATGTTGGTCTTCGCGCCCTTCTGCGTGATGCCGTGAAAGATCGTGCCTTCCAGATCCGGCAGGTAGGCGTCCTTCAAGATGTCGGGCTTAAAGCCATGCTCTTCGAGCGAATGAAGGAAAGTCGCGAAAGCGCTATGGTTATTGATCTGGACGCCATCCCCGCCGAACACCGTGTTGCCCTCGGTGCCGAGTTCGGGGCCGAGATCGGACGGGTCCGCGTCTTCCCGCGAGGCTGCTTGACCAGGGCGCATGCGGGTCAAGTCTTTCTCGATGCGCAGGATCTTCTCCATCGGCTCATCGTCGGTCGGCTTGAGCTGCTCGTCTACTCGCTGCAGCTTCAGCAGGGCCGCCAAGAACTCGGGAAACTGCTCGCCGCTCTCGCGGTTGGGCGGATACTGAAACACTATCGTGCGCGCCTTTTCGATACGTGCGGTTCCCTCCGTGAACCCTAATTTGGGTTCGTAAAAGTCCGCTGAGGCAAAGCTCATCTTCGGCATTGAAAAAAATGCCTCCTTTTCCTATTCAATTTTTCGGGATGTCCTCGTTAGCGCGGTTTCGTACTGTTTAAGAGTACTGGAACTGCAATAAGGCTACGATAGACCCTTTGGTACTTGTCGCGCAAGAGGGGATGTTAACTTTTCTGCCGGATCGGGCAAAGTATTTTGCTTGTAGATCTTAAACCCGTCTGGAAAGAACTGCTTGCCAAATACTTGAGCCATAGTAAAGTTGCTGTCGAGAATAAACGTCTCGCAGCGGTCGTCGGCGGCGCGGCGGCCCCGGCCTACCATTTGCACTAGCTCTAAGATGGCGGTGTAGTAGCGATAGCTCTTGTCTTTCAGCCGCTCGCGCATGACGCGCGACTCACTGTAAGCGAAGGGCATTTTCGGGATGATCTGGTACTCGCACTGGTCGTATACGAAATCCCATCCGGTGGCATAGGATGGCGAGATCAATACTGCCGGTGGAGCGGCGGCGCGGAAGCGGCGAGCGGTATCGACAGCATCCGACGCTTTCTCGTGGTGATACATGTAGCGCGCGTATTTACTGCGTGCCAATAACAGGCGCATCCGCTGATAGCTGACCGTATGGATGATGCCTTTGCGATCCTTACGGGAAGCAATGATTTCATCGATACGGTCAACGATGCGCTGGTAATCTTGATCGGTCGAGCGGAATCCCATTCGAGCAGTGGGCAGGAAGTAGACCAAGCCCCGGTTCGGCGGCCAGCCATTACTGAATTCGCGGAAGTCGTACTGGTCTTTGGGCAGTCCGAGCAGGGAGAGAGTGTACGGTCGCAGCGTGGCGCTTAGCAGTAGAATGCGCTCCACGTTGCTGAACAGGAGAGAGCTGTAGCGTCCCGGCCAGATAGCGTCGAATACGACGTGCTCCCCGGCAGCCTCCCAAGTCCAGTTGTTATCCATCGAGAGGATAGCAGACAGCTTTTTCTTCAAGTTCTCCAGTTGCGTGTAACGCGGCTCCTCCTGGCGCGCCTCGGCGACGCTAGAGTATAGGTGCTTCAAGCGGTTCAGCTCATCATTGATTCCTTTCGCGCGGGCGGTCGCCCACTTCTTCCAGCCGTCGCCCGATGGTTCGCTCATCAGGCCGGACGCGGCAGGCTCGGGCGGGGTGTCGAGATCCGAGATCGGCACCGATACCTGGAGAAAGCGGCTCAGCTCTTCCATCGCGCTATGCGCTTCGTCGCAGATCAACAGCTCGACGGGCGGCCCGTCCGGGTAGCAGAGAGCGGTCGGGGAGCTGCGCCGGGAGTGCAGCCAGTAGGAGTAATTGGTCGAGACCAGATTAGAGTGCTTCGCCCGCTCCAACGCCTCGAAATACGGGCAACCGGAGTTGTTGCGCCGCGAGCAGCCTTGCTCGGTGCCGTACTCGCAGGAAACATTCCGGCGTAACTTTGTCGTGTAGACTCTACACGGATAATTGGCTACCCCCCGGATATCGACCATCCCCGAGGGCGCGAAGTCGGTTACTATTTGGTCCTGTAACCCTTTAGTTGCAGTAAGATAGACGGCTCGCAGGGCGGCGCTTTTGGCAGTCGAGACGCCGATCAGCGACTTGCCGATGCCGGTTGGGGCGGCTAAAGCGATGATCGCGGCGGGCGAAGACTGGATGTGATCGATGGCTTCCGCCTGCGTAGGCCGGTACTCGGCGAATTTGGGCGGCAGGCCCAAGTCGGCAGGCGATATGTCGAGCAGCAGACTCATCGACTCATCTCTCGTTCAGCAATTCAACCGTAACGAAGCGGCGGGCGGCTGTAAAGGGGTTCGCGAAACATTTTTGCGGAAACAGAACGAAAAGTTTTCGGGAAGTTTTCGAGTGGATCTGTCAGTTCTGGAAATAGCCATTCATGCCCTCGCGCAAACGCTCTTTGGCCCAATCGGATATCGACCAGCGCGCTACGTCGGTGCGCGCCACGAGGGAATGGATATGCAGCTCTTCGAGCGAGCGGCGCACGGTGCTTTGCGAGACGTGCGTCAGATCGGCGATCTCGGAAGTGGAAGAGGAGCCGTTCAGAATGGCGTTCAGCACATTGCGGCGCGCGCCCGGCAGAGAGTCGAACGAGCACTTGCGCAGGATGCGCCAGGAGTCTTCTTCATCGACGCCGATGTAGCGCAGGGCGGCCAGCATTTTGCCGAGCGCCAATGCGATGCGGGTTGGGTATTCGCCGGTCGAGGCTTGGATTACTTCGTGGGTGTAGCGGTCGCGTGCTACTGCGGAGCGGCCATGCGCGGCGAACTGCGCGAAGGCGACTACACGTTGCTTGTCGTGCGAGTCGAGCGGCGGCAGTTCGATGGGGGAAGTCCAGTCGAGTGAGAGTTCTTCTGAAAACAGAACAAGTAGCTTTTGAAGACACTCGCTCAGATCTTCGCGGTCGTTTTTGCCGAGCGCGTTGTACGCCTCCGACCAGCCGTCCGAACCGTCGTAACGGTAGAACAGAAAGCGCTCGCCCATGTCGGCGATCAGCTCGTGATGGTGATCGATAGTCTCGGTCGAGCCGGTGAAGACGGCACATTTGCCTTCCCAATGCTCGCGGCTGCCGCCGTCCGAACCGACCGGGCGGGTCCAGCGTCCGTCGTAGACTTCGCGGAATGCGGCGAGCAGGGAGCGTAGGGTTTCGTTCGGCAAAGACAGAATGCTGGTGAACTCCTTGATTACGAGCGCGCCCCGGTCGCCGATCTCGCGTAAGAGACCTCCGGTAGAGGCGGCAGTGCGCTCGCGCTTCTTCGAGCCGGATAGTAACGCGCCGACGCCGGTAATGGCACCGCCTTCGACAATGCCGGGCAGCGAGAGCAGAGAGTTCAGGAGTTCGCTCTTGCCGCAGCCGGGCGGCCCGATCAGCATCAACCAGACCGGGCGGCCTGCCGCGTAATTCGCGACCACGGAGGCGGCTAATACGTACAAAGGGTATGGGCGTGGGAAATGCAAGTAATCTTGCATGCGGCTCGCAAGCCGGTAAATCGGTGTATAGCCGTGCGCGAGCGGAGAGGTAGTGAACGATACTTTGCGTCTCATCAGTTAGTCAGCGATAGCTAACGCGCGGCGAGCGGGTAGGCCGGGGCGGGATGTGGGTCTGAAGCTAGGAGTTCCGCGAACGAGGTCCGCCCCGGTGGTTGGGAGGTTTGACAACCTCCCGCTCGCAAACGTTAGTTGAGACCACCATAAAGCAGAAAGGGGGCGTTTGTCGCCCCCTTCGCTGAAGATTTCTGCCGGTTTTTGCGTTTAATTTACAGAGCTGTTTCCGGTAGGTTCGAGAACAGCTTCGGCACGTCGATCACCACCGCGCCGAATGTCAGACGGGAAGACTCGGTGAGCGGATCGGAATCCGGGTAGCAGCGAAAGACTCCCTGCGGGCCGCGCTTCGGCAAGATCACCCAACACTCGGGCACGCCTGCGCGGTGGTATTCATCGCACTTATCGAAGAGATCCCGCCCGGTTTGGCCGGGTGAAAGGATCTCGACGCAAAGCAGTGGCGGATCGATGAGGATACCGCCTTCGAAACGAGCGGCGGCGAACACTACCAGATCGGGTATGCGCAAGTTGCCGTTGATCAAGCAATCCAATTGCTGCACGGCGTTGAATTCGCCGTAGTGTTCTTGCAGCAATTTCAGGATGCGGGCTTGAATGATCTGGTGCAGATATTTGGGCAATGGTTTCTCGCACGCCGCGCCGTCTATCACTTCGACGTTATAGACGGCGCTCTTCCGCGCGGCTAGCTGAATTGCTTCGAGCGCGGCGACTTCGGCGATCACGGATGCCTGACTCATGCGGTCTTCCTGCGGCGCGAAATGCGTTCGTCAATCGCGCTCAGCCGGTTGCGCAACTGGCGGTCCGTGCCCTGCCCGGCTGCGTACTTCTGCACGTAGAAGGAAGCGAATTCCGTTACCTCGTCCGAGTACGAATCGGTCGATTCGAGCACCTCGCTCCAAAAGTCGAGCAGCTCGCCCCTGGTCCTCGGTTTGGTGGTCGTGTCGAGTTCCCTGGCTGCCTTGAGGACATGTTTGCGTTTGACCTTGCCTTTTTCCGCCTCGTCAGCGGCCTCCTCGGCGTCGCGTGGAGTGCCCCGCTTTGGAGCGGATTGGGGGGTAGATTCGTCCGCAGCGGCCTTGCTGGCCTTACCACTGGCAGCCTTGGTCAGGTGTGGCTTAGAGCGCTCTTCCTCCTCGGCCAGCTCCTCGGCACGCGCTGCGACCTCTTCTTGCCGTTTAGTTTCTTCAGCTTCCATCAGATCCAGGGCCGACTGCCGGGAGAAGACGCCGGAATGGACCTTGGATTGCAGGGACTTTGGCAGCGTGAGCAGCTTGGCGTGCTGCGAAATGGTCGCCCGCGAGACGTGCAAAAACTCACCGACGCCTTTCGTCCAATCCGGGCCGTCGAAGCCTTTGCGCTTCTTGACTTCCATGATCAGATTCGCGAACTCAATCGGCGAGTTGTTGCGCCGGTGCATGTTCTCGTAGATCGCGCTCGTCCATGCGTCATCATCCGACTTCTGCGTGAGGATCGCGGTCAGCGGGAAAGGAGCGCCTGTTTGCTTCTCGATCAGTTGCGCTGCCGCAAAACGGCGGCGGCCAAAGGTCACGAAGTAGTAGCCGTTCTCCGGGGCCTTGCGCACCTGCAGCGGTTGCAGTTGGCCCTGCTCGAACATGGAGCGCGCCAGATCGTCGATCTGCGCATCTTCGTCTTTCGGCGGCAGGCCCATGCGCACATCGGTCTGCGGATCGGGTTTGAGCTGGTCGAGCGTCAAGCGGATCAGCTCGCCTTGCAGCGCGGTACTCGCGGGGGCTTTTTCAATCGTGGGTTTTGGCATTCGAAATTACCTCTTTTTTCTGCGTGCCTCCCGCTCTCGGCTTTTGTAGAGCGACAGTACGTAATTAGCATCTTGATCCAACACCTCGGCTAAGCGCAATATCAACTCGGCGGAAGGACGGCTAGTACCGGCCAGCACTTTGCCCAAATGCGACTTGGTGATGCCGAGCCGGTCGGCGGTTGCCGAGATGTTCAGATCGGGGAATTTGGCGGATCGACGCCCGCGCTGCTCGCCTCCGTGCTGCACGGCATGACGGCCACGAGTCGGCTGCGGGATCTCGTCGTAGTCGGCGGGCCGCTGCCATGTAGCTTTACGCACTTGCGGGGCGGCTGCCGTGCGGCGCTTCGTGGAAGTGGCTGCCTTGCGGCGGGTGCTGTTGGCGGCGGGCATGGCGTCTACTCGTGATGCTACGTGTTCGGCGGGCGATTGTCTAGATGGGTTCTGCAAGTTTTGGTACGACTCCTCATTTTATTTTCGAGTTGGTACTACGACTGACTGCGCATTTCGATTGGCCGGGTAGCGGCGGAAGCATCTGTTCTGCCGGTTACATTCCTGAACGAGACATGTAGACTCTACACGGCTGAAGCTGCTATGAATGAACTGACCTACTTGTTAGAGGTAGAACACTACTTGTTATTACAAACGCTATATATATAGGTCTTTATTTAGTACCGATAGAATGCGCACGTGAGTGCGCAGGAAAGTATAGCTATATGCGGAAATCTATAACAAGATGGTGACTGGAGACTCCTATATGTCCGAACCTGATGTATTTGAACAGTTTATGGCTCGCGAAGGCCAATCTAAAGGCCCTTCAGATAAACCCATTGAGAATAATACTAATAAGAAGTTGTTGCCTTTGCAATTGAACGAGGAGCGATTCAAGCGCCGCGAGCTGTTCGCGCCCGGCACCCGGCTTTTATACCTAGAAGTGTTAGAACGAGTGCTCAGTAATGAAAATAACAGTTCTAGCGGCACGGGAATGTACCTGTGCCGGTGCCATGCCCCCCGGCCAGGAGGGGGAGAATGCGGTCGGACGGTGCCGATTTCGTACCACCGGCTGTACTATTCCCGGCCCGAAAGCTGCGGCTGCGTGCCCAAACAACGGCATCCAACCGTGTGCTACGAGAACCTGCTGATCGAGCGGATCGAGGTGCTGCGTTGGGATTACAAAGACAAATTATGGGAGTGTTTGTGCCACGAATGCGCGCGTTTGATGTACCGCAAGAGCATCACCGATATACGAGCGCTTGCACATACTTGCGAGGGGCATGAGGTGGCTTACCTGCCGGTCAGTCGAGGAACTTCTCGACATGCGCGAAGAACTCGCTCGGCCTCAGCTTGAGAGAATTACAGAGCTGGTGGACAGTGCGGATCGTGGGGCTGCGGCGGCCCCGTTCTAGTAGGGATACGTATGTGCGATCCATGCCGCACAGATCGGCCATTCCCTCTTGGGACAGACCTCGGATCGCGCGCTGTTGGCGTAGCGCTCGACCGAAGGCGATATCGATTTTAGAACGCACATACTTCTTCTCTAGTCGCTTCAGACTGTACTCGTTGTACCGCATGATGGTCCGATCTCGTAAGAGCGCGAGATCAGGAAAGCAACGGACAAGAGTACACATCTTTGTAACCTAAAGGCTGAAATAATCGCCAGCGTTGGCCTGCTCGCCGCTGTTGGTATAGCGCTCGGTAGTAGAAACCGAGGAGTGCCCTAAGCTCTTCTGAATCACGTCGAGCGGCGCGCCGTGCTTGCGGGCCAACTTGGCGTAGCTTCTGCGCAGATCGTGCGGCGCGCAGGTCAGGCCCGCTGAGGCAGAATGCTGCAGGACAATGTTCCAGATGCCCGAGGCGGATAAACTGGTGCCTATTCTGCCATCCGCACGGATGGAGCGGACCACTCGTCCGTTTGGATCTAGCGCATTTTTCCAGTCCAACACAATGGACATCACCCACGCCGGAATGGCGATAGTGCGCAATCGGTTGCCTTTGCCTAGTAGATCTACGATATAGGGGCGGCCTTCGCGTTGTGCGATCTGCGACCAGTCCAATCGGGATAGCTCGTCGCGCCGGATGCCCGTTCCAAGCAATAGTGCGAGCACTGCGCGGTCGCGGCGGCCACGCAAGATGGTTGGGTCCGGGGCGTTCAGTAGTGCCTGCGCCTGCTGTTGTGCCAGCCAATTGCCCGCGCGCGTACCGCGTAACTTGCGAGCCTTGATTGTGCCGATAGAGAAGGATGTGCCGTAGTCGATCCAGCCGTGCGCGGCGCTCTGTTGTGCCAACCGTTTGCAGGCTGAGAGCGCTTGGTTGTGCGAGCTGGTCTCCTGCACGGCTGCGACGTAGTGCTCGACCGACTCGCGAGATACTACGAATCCATTAGTGCCGAGGAACTGGAGATACCCGGTCAGGTGCCGCGTGTAGACTCTACACGAGTGCGGCGACAGGCCGGAGAGAGAGGCGGCCAACACTCGTTTCTCGGTATCCCCTAGCAGCACTCGTTCTGCTGACGCAGAACTAGCGTGCTGCCAACGATGGACCTCGGCCTGCGGCCTCGGTCCAAAGCTATCCGCGATTGCGCTTAGTGCTTCTTCCATTGGTTGATGAACTCCTTCGTGTAGCCGATAACGACCGCTACCACCGTGATTCCGGCCCATAGTGCCAGCAGCGACAAAATGACGTAGACGACGATCAGGAAGATGCCGATCATAGTGCTATCCGTTCATCCCGGTGCGCTGCTTTAACGCGGCAATATCCGCGTAGAACTGCTTCAGATCGCCTTGAATCACTTCGAGCGTATGCTCGATCTTGTCGAGCCGTTTCTCCATCAGCTCGAAGCGCTTGTTGTTGAGTATTAGTGCGGTGATCGCGACGCCAGCCGTGGAACCGGCAGTCGCGACAGACGTTATGATAGCCGTTAAAATGTTTGCATCCATAGTGCCTCCATTCGATCCAATGACAACGCCAGTGGATCTAGGTGGAGCCGCTATGGGCTATCGCGTATGCGCCGGGAAGCCGTAATCGAAGCCGAGCGCTTCAACGTCCCTCTTGAACTCCTCCATGAGCTTCGGTAGCCGTTCCTGCAGCTTGGCGCGCAGCTCGCGAGGTTCTACGCTGAGTTCTTCGTCGGTCGCGTCCGGCCATACGGCAGCGTGCCGCGCGTGGTCTAGCTCGCGTTTCTTGCCCTCGCTCCACGCAGTCGGGATCTCGACGAATTCAATCGTGCAGGTGTTAAGTGCCTCGGTGAATTCCTCGGCTTCGGTGCGGTCGTCGAATGGGCATTCGTGCCACTTGGTTGCCTCGTATCCCACAAGCGAGTACTTCGGTTCGAACTTGTAATTGTCGCCCGTGCGCTCTTCGTGGGCTATCGGGAATAGTTGGAACTCGCCGGTTCCGACGCGCGACTTGATGAAGTTGTAGAACTTAGTGCTCTTGATGCGGTGTGTAACGGGCACGCCGTTGAAGCGCACGCCGTAGCTGTAGCTGCTCGGCTCGCCTGCTCGGCGGCCCCATGCGTCTCTATCGGCTGCGGCGTATAGTGCGTTAGCCTCATAGTGCATCGGTCCATCGGTAGACGTTAGGTGCCACTTCATGAACGGTCGCAGCTCGGGAAACACGAACTCGATTAGCTCGGTGATCTGCCCGCATGCGCCTCCTTCCTTAGTGCCATCGCTCACCGATCCCGTTATGCTCAGCGTGCAGTGCCCGTTCTTGCAGTCGTCATCAAATCGGATTAGGGCATTCACCCGGATGCCGGTGCCCTTGTAAGCCCGGTATTGTGCCAATTCTCCCGTCAGATCCTTATTCGCCACGCCCCGCGAGAGGGTTAGATACTGGATCTTTCGCTCGCGGTCTTGGACGAACCGCTTCTCTGTTTTCTCTTCCATCGTCAACATAGTGCCTCCTGTTAGTGCCTCCATTCGGACTGCCGACCGTGCCGACCGTCCTAAGTGGAACCGCTATAGGTTTAGCGCGCTCCGCGAGACATCTTCATCTCATCGGCATAGTGCGTATAGGCTTCGTCCTCGGTGCGCTCTATCGGGTATGAATCGAACTCATGCGGCCCGAAGTAGCTGAGCAGATCCCAATAAACGAGAGCACGTTTCATCGGTTCAGTCGATAGTGCGTCTTCTCTGTAGCTGGCCTCATCCTGCCCGCACGATTGTGCGACTTCTGTCAACTTTTCAAACCACCATTCATGTTGCGCATTGTTCTCTAACAGAACGCGATACTCATTCAACTTGGTCGCGCCTTCTGTTTTGTGCCATTGTTCGTCTGATCCAGGTTCGAACCATGTCAGCTCTGGTCCATAAACTCCTGTTGTATCGATGTAGACGAAGCCTCCACCATGCGCGATAGGATCGACATCTCCAATGTGCCCTACGCATTTCCATTCCGGTTGTTGTGTACTCATAAAGTCTCCCGATCCGCATAGTGCGGATTTCGTCGTCTTTCAGCGGTACTCATCAGGGGAGTTTAGTCGAAGCTCGAACTCAAGCTTGTGGTATGCTTCGATAGTTTGCTTTTGCAGCGGGCTATTGGGAAACTGCCTTAGTGCCAAATTTTGAAGCTTTAGGATCTTCAACTGAGTTGAATCGACACTAGCCAAGATACTTGCTACAGATCTTTTGGTTCGCATTACTCTTCACTTCCATATTGCGCATCGATAACCGCGAAGTACTCATTCGATTCGAACTCTAGAATGCAGTCTGCTACACTCGGGAACTTGCGAACATCCATAGTGCGAGTTCGGGTAACCCGCTCGCCGTTCGATAGCGTCTTAGTGCGACTAAATGTTACTTCTGCATCCGCGATACTTGCATCTTGAAAGTCGCCATCATTCGTAATGTGCAACACCATATCGCGCAATGTAGGCTGACTGCCATCCGAATAGTGAGTGAACGGGTACTTTTGATTGGATGCCTTGAAGGACTTGGCGCAAGTGCAAGCAGGCATCCATATCTTACCGCCGATGATACCCGAGATAATAACTGATGTATTACTGCTCATATACTCTCCAGACGTGCGGATCGCACGTTTCGACTCTTGTAAGTCTCATCAGTGGAGTTACTCGACTTCGATAAACTCAGGCGTGGGATAACCTTCCCCCGGTTCCATGCTGTAAAGCGATAACATCTCGGCATCCCCTTGAGCGAATGCCATCTGAGCAGGTGTGTAATCGTCGAAGTACTCGCGGTCGGTATCGCCCGGTTTTAGCGTCAAGAATCCTAGCAGTGCTCGCAACGTCTCATTTGAATCCGTGGCATGCATCGGAGAACAGCAGAAGTCTTCACCGGAGAAACATGACGTAAACTATCGTGTTTCATGATCTCTCCAGACTGCTGTTGTGGAGTTAAGCGTAATTGCCACGTTCTATAATGTCTCCCCAACATCCAACTTTGAAGCCGCGACCGTGAACGTATAGCAGGGTAACTTTGTAAGTATCACCCGAGTTAACATACTCGATAGCGGGCGATTTTTGGCCCTTACCTGCGTCGATATATTCATGCCCATGTAGGTTAAGGATTCCGCTGACCTCTTCCAATTTCTCGCAGCGTTTCAAGGCGCTATTCTCTAAGACCGCACGTATCAGTTTCGCTCTATCCCGCGCGGATTGATCAGACCTCGGATCGTTCAGACCTCCGGTATAGCGGGTAGTTAGTAACTCCAAGGTCTTAACACTCGGTAGATTTCGTCTCATCTCAATTTCTCTCCAGACTGCCCTATGGCAGTTTCGTCCCATCAGGACTCATCAGTGGAGTTAGTCGCCGTAGAAGTTCTCGCAAGATACTTCAATCTGTATCGCGCGTACCTCGGTGCGCTCAACGAGAGCTATCATTCGATCCCACGCGCGCGCCAGGGCATTCACCTGCCTATCAATCGCGCGATAAGCTGCCTTATCGTTATGATCAGTAACGTACTGCGGTAGGATCTCAGCGGCCATGCTCACTTCGTTATCCCTGCGTGAACGCAGATCCGCGACAATCGCCGCTAACTGCTCTGATACATGCTCGATCTTCACCATGATTCATTCTCTCCTCAATCGCAGATAATTACAATATCACCAGTACTAGACCTTAGCGTCTCGCCTAACTCGATGAAGTTCTTCTTACTCATCTGCTCTCCTCTGCGGCTGCCTATCGGCTGCCTATTTCAGAGTATAGCTTGTGGCTGTGTGCGTCAACAAATACTTTCCAAGCAGGCTATAGGACTATCCTGAGAAATGGCGCGGTCTGTGTAGACTCTACACAGCCTGCTCCCGGATCTCTTCTCGGGCGGGTTGGTGCGGGCTATGGTATCGGGTAGCCGTGCTATACTCACGGGTAAGGGGCGCTGCATCCACACCCTATCCGTTGATCGTAACGCGCGTATGGGTAGCGCGTGCATAGCTCCTTAGGAAGCTAATCGCAAGCGCTGTACATACCTCTCGCCGATAGCGCCTGCTCTGTGCTCTGCTAAGTGCCCATAGCGCGTAAGCTAGCCTAACGCGCGCGCGCCATCACGTACTCACGATATTACTACTTATCGTCACTACGTTACCTGTTATCAACAACTTACGTATCTACACCCCTGCTCCTCTAGGTATACGTCCGGCTGCGGCGCTGAGCAGCGCCTATACGCGCGCGCGAGAGCTGCGCGGAATTGTCCAGGGGTGACGGGCCTGCGCCAGTGCCTTGACTTTGCAGATCTACGATTTTTTGGTCGGCGCTTTTTTGCCGGTCGGATTTTTTGGGTGCTATGATTTTTCGAGGGCCGTACGGAAAGAACGGCGTGCAGTTAGCTCAATTCTAGATAAGGGCGACCGGCTCTCCCTCATATCCTCGGATCTGCGGCCCTGCTATCCTTATCATCGGGCCGGTCCCGTTTGGGCGCTTATATCAGATCTGCTTCGGGAACTCCCGGCCCGCGCAATCAATGAGCCTGAATGTCCGCCGCCCGTAGGCGCGCGACGTCAGGCGACCTATATAATGGCTTGGTATGAACAAAATGGCGCTAACCAAATCAGACGGCTCGCGGGCACTGTCGCTGGTGCTCGAACCCGGCAACCTGCATCGGCTGCAGCAGGGCGATCCGATCAAGCTGTGCGTGCATGAGCTGTTCCCGGACGGCATCCCGCGCAAGCTCGATCTGCTCATCTCCTTCAGCGAGACGCCGATAGCGGATGCGCGCGAATTGGCGAAACACGCGGAAGTCGCGTTTGACGACCGCTCGCGTGTGACCAAGAAGCCGCACTGCCCCGAATGCCGCTCGACTATCGAGCAATTGGGCGTGTGGAAGAATGAGTCGCCGGTCGCGCTCACCTTCTGCCCTTCCTGCGGCTGCGTCTTTGGCGCGCTTGACTCTGTTGCGTTCAAGCAGGCGGAATGAGTAAAGATCAATCAGATCCGCGCCGTACCGATATGCTACAAGACGATATCCCCGAGCTGCGCGGCAAGTCGCCCGACGAACTGCGCTTCTGGCGGCTCATCGAGTCGCGCGAGCCGGACGGCGACTACAACGAGAACATCGCGCTCGCCTGCGGGCACCTGATATTTACTGTCGGCCAGCCGCCCGAGCTGCAGTATATGTTCTGCGCTCAGTGTTTACACGATTGGCTCGAAGCCGAGCGCAAGGCCCGTGTAGAGTCTACATCATGATGGTTGATTCCGAGTGGTTGGTTGAGCGTATCGATGCTTGGCTGTCCTACCTCGACAAGCTACCCCATCGCACGCCAGCGAACGACGCCGATAAGCAGTTGTATGCGGCTGGCTTAATAGACATGGCTGAGCATATCCGAGAGGGCATTATGCAGGAAGGCGACTGGCAGGGGCTACGGGAGTTCTTGGGCGACGCCGCGCCAGCCAGCCTGCCCAAGCACGGTTGGGGCGCTGTAGACTCTACACCAGACATCCCTAACATCGTCTGCCCGCAATGCGGCGCGCGCTCCTATCATCCGCAGGATGTTAGCGAGCGCTACTGCGGCCACTGCCATCAGTTCCACGCCGAGATGCGTGTAGGCTCTACACCAAAGGAATCTCTATGAAGAACATAGCCCCCGGCGAGCGCTACACCGAATGGGTCAGCGGCGTGAATCAGCGCGGCGAGCCATTCATTCAACTTGCGCAGATCCGTGATGGCAAGCGCATCCTGCTCGGCCAGATGACGCCGAACGAGGCGCGCTCGCTCGCGATGCAAGGCATCGAAGCGGCGGAAGCTGCCGAGACGGACGCCTATATGTGGAAGTTCTTCAAGACTCGCATGGAGCTGCAGGACGCGCAGGTCGCCGCGTTTATCGCCGACTTCCGCGACTTCCGCGCGCAGTTCGGCACCTCCGAGCCGACCTCGCCCGAGCACTGGAACGCCGTCATGGATGAGATCGCCCGCGCCCGCACGGGTAAGTCCTTCGACCCGACGAAGAAGCAATGAGCTTCTGTGTAGACTCTCCATCAGACTAGCTATCTACTACTTAGTAGTAACTTCCCGCAAACTCAGGTAGTGGTCAGACAGGTGCCTTTCGAATGTACTGTGCCACTGACGGTCTAATTTGCATACGCTGTGCTAATGACCGCTCGTCGGGCTTCGCCCGCCTCGCGCTATCGCCTGCGGTTGCGGTTGCGCGCTGTCGGTTGCGCTAAGCGGCAGTGCCGCCCGTAGGACCGGAAGCTCGGAGCGCTATCGCCTGCGGTGCGACATGCTGGAGGTGTCTTTAGCACGGTGAAATCTGCTGATTCAGGCCGAAATGTTGGCTGCTGCCCTTCCCTTCCACCGTCGTGCGCCCTACTCTTATAGAGGATGGCACCGGGGCCGCCATAAACCTATAGGAGATACAGATGTCATCAGCTTCCTTTTCAGACGTGCAGTCGTTGGTGAACCAGATCCAGAACGATAATACGGCGCAGAACAACGCGATCTCGGCGCAGATCGGCGAAGTCAGCACCTTGCTGACGGATTATGCGGCCCGCGCGCAGCAAGGCAACCCCCCTAACGCAAGCGATCTGCAGCAAGTCGTCTCACAACTGCGGTCGGTCGATTCGTTGATCCAGTCGAACACCGCTAACGTGCAGGCTTCGGCGAATCAGGTCGCGTCGGCGGACCCGAACGCAGCAGCGAATCAGCAATCGACCGGCAGTCAGCAATCGTTTATTCCGTCGCAGAGCGGCCCGGCTACGCAGGCAGCTACCGGACAAACCACTACTTCTTAATCCAAGAGGAGATAGTTCGCGCGCTCGGGCCACTATTCAGCAAAGAGCGTGTTTTTCTCCTTCACCTCTACGGGGGGGCGTTTTGCATCGTGACGCCTCCCCATTTTTGCGTATGCACAAACCTGCCGAAATTGCGCTTTTTTGTGAGAGGAAGGAGCGAGGAATCGCACCTATCCAGCACTTCTCTATTAGAAGGCCCGTTATGGAACTACAGAAGCAGATGATCCCGCTCGGAGTAGCGGCGATGGTGGGGTATGCTCTCTGCTCGCTGACTTACAACGCCGGGAGCAAGGTGCAGTCGGCGGATTCGAATGTGGCCTTCCTGACCGCGCGCGTCGATGGAGTCGAGAAGGTAGTCAAGGAGTCAACCGACGACCGGAAGCTCGATCACGACTCGCTGATCAAACTGCAGGCCGATGACGATTCGATGAAGCAGTTGATCGCTCGTATTGACGCGCGCACAACGGCGGTGAAGTAATGACCTCGAAGATCGATTCTGGCGGCGGGCACTTGCTGATCGTGCTCGCTATCTATCTGTCCGGTGTGGCTTTGTACCTTGCGCATGTGGACTACGGCAAAGAGGTGATGGCGGGCGCTCTTGGCAGCTTGTGGACGCTGTTGCAACTCCGACGAGGCCAGCCCGCCGATCAGCACCAATAAGACTTTTAGGAGTAACATAATGACCAAATTCATACAATTGCTATCAGCCATCCTACCGTTCGAAGAGGCAGTGTTGCCGATCTTCATTCATAACGCGCAGTCGCAGAAAGTTACCGGGATCATCATGGTTGGCGAGTCCATCGCGGCTTCGGTCGCAACCGAGATCACGGCGGCTAGTTTGGCGAGTGCGAAAGCACAGCCCGCTCCGGCTGCCGCCGCCACGACCGCCAACTAGAGTTCGTGTAGAGTCTACACGGACTCAGCAGCAGCCCATCATCATCTGATTGTGTTGGTAGGCACCGACGCACGGCACCGCGCCGATGTCCTGCCCATCCGTGCCCGCCTGCCGTAAGCTCGTATTCTGAGGGGCGAACCCGGCACGAATCCAGGTCCATAAAAGCTTGATCGCATCCACGTTCGATAGCTGGAGCGCCGTATTCGAGAAGGTGTTCGGTAATCCGTTCGCTCCCTGCGCTACGCCGTTGCGGATCGACTGCAGCGACGCGAGTTCCCAATACTGCCGCCACGTCGCGGCGGTTCCACCAGGGATCGAGCTACCCGGCTCGCTGCTCGCGGTGCTTTTCACGTGCGTCTGAATGCAGCGGAAGTTAACCACCGTCGCGCCGTAATATCCTGCGTTGTTGTTCGACACGATCTGCCCGACTGTGAAGGTGTCGGTTGAGCCATGCGACGCCCATGTGGAAGGGGCGACATTGCCGAGACAGACGGTATCGAAGGTCGGTGTATTCCGCGTCGTATCCACGAACATCGGATTGACGCCGTTCAGATCATGCACTCCCGGACTGCCGCTGAGCTTACTGATGTAGCCGTTCGCCTGACCCGTGCAGTTGGGCCGACCCACTATGCCGCCCGGCGTGGTGCTGAAGGCCGTCGTCAGCAGCACGTTCCACTTACAATTGCGATCAGCGTTGGCCGGGAGATAGGCATTTTGGACCGGACTCGCCTGAAAGCCGTCATCCGAGATCAACCAGCCGCGAGGATTCACGTTGTAGGCCGGATAATCCCACGCAATGTTGCTCTTGAAGTTCAGAATCGAGCCTGCGCCGACCGCGCCGGTCTCGCTGTGATTCCAGCCCTGAATCCCGGAAAGGTAAGTACCGTGCTGATAGTCGGTCTGCGGCTTCGGAGCGCCGACTCCGAAATGCGTCACTGGTGTACCGGGATTATCGAAGACGCAATTCGGAATATGCAGGCTGTTCTTCATCGTCATAGTGACGGTGGAAGCCGGGACACTAGCGGTAGTCAGGAAGCAGTCGCCTTCGTTATCCACATCGGTGCATTCAAAGATGATGCCGTTGAAGGTCACATTGAAGTTGGCGCTGCCGAAACAGTAATGCGGGTTATTGGTGACTCCTGTGATATCGTGCTGATCGAACACCCACACGGTATTACTGACATCTCCTGCTGGAATGGAGCCGCCCTGCCGCATCGTGCGGAAGAAGTTGTTCGTGAAGGTGGCCCACTTCAGAGAACTCGATGCAACGTTCATCACCATGTCGAAGAAGAAGCAGGTCTGAAATGTCGCGCCTGCCATCGTGGTAGGAGACACCCCGGCCCCGCCGAAGTTCACGTCGAAGACGACGTTCGTGTAAGTAGCAAAGGCAGTGATCGCGGAGTTAAAGTTAGCCCCGAGCGAATTGATGAACAGTACGTTCGTGAAGGTCGCGGTTCCGTTCGCGGAGCTGATCTGCGACCCGCAACCGATTTGACCGCAGGTGTCAAACGTACAATTCGTGATCGATACGTTTACCTTGTTGACATTGAACGAGGCGTACCAACAGGTCATAGTAGCCGTGCCGATCCGCAGAAAGTTACACCAAGTCGCCGTGATGTTACCCGCCGCCGACGTGCCAACGATGCCCCCATTTCCACCATTCACATTCGATTGGAAGTAGCAGGGGTTCGCTTGTGCGCCGTTCGCCACGAGGCTGAGGCCATAAACAAATCCGCCAGTGTTATTAAAGAACCTATAATTTACCGCGAATGGGCTGGCTTCCTGCGAGGCGTCAAATTCGAAGATCGACCCTGCGTTGAGCGTCAGGCCCGTAACCACGTTGGCAAAGCCGGTATTTGCGTAGAGATCGCCTCGGCAAGTGAGCTTCACACCCGCCGCAATGGTGAGAGTCCCGCCCGTGCCGAGCTGAATAGCTGCCGGGTTGCCGCCGCTGGCCCAATTCCCGTTCGACGCGCCGACCGTCGTATTGACATCGACCACGACGGGCCGCGTGAGCACAACCGTATCGCCGTTCTTCGGAACTACTCCACCTGACCAAGTGGAAGTTGCCGACCAGTTGCCGCCGACGCCGCTCGTTGTGGAATTGATCGCCGCCATATTTATGCAGGCGTCGTGCCGTAATTCACTACCACTTGAGCCGCCGCGACTGCCGTTGTATCCGTGTCGGCCATACCGCCCGTGATCGCGAAGGCGAACCCGTTCGAGAGCTTGATGCCGCCGCCCGGTACGTTGCTGCCTGCGCCGTTCAGGTTGCCGGGAATCAAGAAGACGAGCTTCGGTACATCGGTGCCGACTGTCGGCGCTGACGCCTTGTCGTAGATCTTGAAATACGCAGGCGTCGAGCCGATCTGCCCCAACGAAAGCATGTTGATCAGTGTCGCGACGCTCGTAACAGAGGTCGCATTCGTGGTCGCTGCCGATATCAGTTTGTTGGGAGTGTAGGGTGCGGGAGGGATATAAGACATCGTTCAGCTCCTAGAAGATCCACCATGTACTCGTCGCCGATTCCCAATGCAGCTCATAGGCCGTGTTGGTCGGCACATTCACCGTCGAATTACCCTCGATGTTCTGGCCGCTGTTCGCCGCCAAGGTGCAGGTGTTACCCGATGTAGAGTCTACACGCTTGAACTGAACCACCTGATACTGACTCGGTGTAACGGGCATGGTATCGGTGACCGAGTTGCTCGCGGCGCTGCAGACTATCACTCCGTCCGAAGTGGTCATCAGATCCGTCGCAGCCGTGACGCGCCGTAGGGTAGCGCTCGCGCCCCCTCCTCCCCCGCCTGACGAGGGCTGCTGAATCCCGCCGCCGAGATCCTGCGCGTACACAATGCCGAGAGTGACGAGGATAGTCGCGAGCAGCAACAATAACGGACTGTTGAGTTTTATTGGACGGTCCATGTCACTACGCCCCCGACAGTCGGTGAAGTTCCGGTGATCACTAAGCAGACTGCCGCTCCGCTCGGCGCGAACGGTCCGGCGACCGGCCCTGGCGAGATCGCGAAGGTCACGACGTTCTGATACGCGCCGGTGATATTCGCGGTGCCCGTCCCGCAGTTACTCCCTGTTCCTGACACCAACTGCACCGTGATAGCGACCGAGGAACTCAGCGATAAATGACAGATGCGTATCTGCTGGCCGGTCACGAGCGGAACAATCTGCGAAGTACCGGCAGCCGCGACACTGATAGCAGCCTGCCCTGAACAGACGCCGGTCGAGGTTCCTTGCGCGAAGAGGCCGGGGCACCATAACAGGAGGGCGGCGACTGCTGCGAGGAGGCGTAAACGTACCATTCCCTCTCAGCCTAGACCCGAGCGGGCGACCGGCGCTAGGGGGTGAATGAAGATTTCGGTCGAACTCGGCGGTTATTTTGGTAGCCCGATCCCTCGGATGCCATCCGGCCCGATGCGCGTGTTGCCGCGTGTAGAGTCTACACGGGAGATGCCGGACGCGCCCTGAAAGGCTGATCGGCCAGCCGTGCGGAACAGCAGCCCCGCTGCTTGGTCTTCACGATACGCGCGGATAAGCTGCTGTATCTCATTCTGCAACGCAGCTAGCTTCTCTGTTTGTCTGAAGTCGCCGCGCTCCCGCGCCAGCGTGATGTAGATATCGAGCGACTGCGCGTCTCGATCCAGCTTATTGATAAGCCGTTGTACTTCCTTCATTGCAAAAGTCTCTAACCGTCACCATGTCTGCCACGGAGCCTCCTTAACGATATGCAGCTTGTCGCCGATGATCCTGGCGTGGAAGAACGCTTTCACCCGACTGCCCATCAGCCGGTCGAGCTTGCGCGTTACCGGGAACAACTCTTCAAGGGATTTATCTTTATTGCTGACGTGCGCTTCGAGTACGCGCGAGTTGGTCGAGAGCGGCATCTGTACCTTGACGATCACCCTGCGCTCCCCGGCTTCCAGAACGGCTCGATCCAGATCCGCTTATGCAGGCTCAGCTTCGGCCCGTGCGCCTGCTCCCGGTAATGCCCGCGTACCCAATGCGACATCGGGCTGGCATGCGTTCCGCCGTGATCTACGCTCTCGCGCCGCAGCCGGTAATCCCCGCCAATCACTGCCGGACTCCAGAACTCGCGGGGCCGGTCGCTGCCTTTCTTCGCCGCAACTTTCTTCTCCAAGACCGAATGCCGCAGCAGATCAGGGCGCGCTTCGAGTAGCACCAGCAGGCCGAAGATCATGTGCGCGACCTTCGCGCCGAATGCGGTATCGGCTAGCGTGGTAGTGGGCGAACTCAGCCAACCGGATGAATGCGAATTCTCGTCAAAGCGCAGCGCCATTGCGTCGAGCTTCGTCAGGTCTACTTTAGGGATTGCGTTATACGGGATGTTCCAGTGGTGGAAATACTCATTGGTCTTCGCCATCAGCGTCATTGCGCCGTTCACCGATGCCCATGTACACGGCCCGTATGGGATGAAGCTCGGCGTATCGACGCCGATCTTATGCTGCGCGAAGCTAATGAAGGAAGCCTCGCCTTCTTCGGGATGGATCAGAAAGCCTTTCGGCAGCATGAACGTCATGCTTGGCAGCGGCAGCGGATTGGCCGCGAAGTCGAACTCGATAGGCGGCACCGTCTGCCGTACCGCTTCCGCGAGATCGCGCCCGACCCAATAGGTCGGCACGTGGTACTTGACCGCCTGCACGGCCCATAGCATCTCGTACTTCTCGCTCTCGCCCACGAAGTCCATCTCGATCTTCTTCGCGATGCCGTAGATCTCGCGGGAGACCTCTTTGGGCGAGTAGTATTCGTTCGGCTTATAGTCGCTGTAAATCTTGGGATAGCAGCGATGCCAGAGTTCGCTATCGTGGCACTCGACAAACGCCCACATCTTGCGCCGCTCTGCAATCGATATGTCTGCTTCTTTAACCAGCTCTTGCGTCAGGAAAAGATTATCGTCCACTCATCACCGTTCAGCTTTTGTTGAATTATAACTCTACTTCGCCGTTCACCAGCGCTAGTACGTCTTCGTTCAGTTTATCCCGCTGCTGCAGGTGGACCGTCCATCCATGCATATACAGAATCCCGGTACTTTTCAGGCGTCTCCACTCATTCATCAGGATCTTCTCTGGCATGAGTTTCTTGAAGGCGACCCACAACATGCGGCCCCGGTGGAACTCCTTGAGTAGTTCTGTAGTCCAGTACGGGATAGAGTCGCTCATCACCCGCGCAACCGCCGCCCAATCCGACTCGTCAACCGGCCTATCGTACAGGTAAGCCCGCCGCGCCGCGAGCGCTATTAGGGATCGAACGAGCGTCTCCCAATCCCGCAGCGATGGCGACAACCGCTGCAGCAGCTCGCTCCAATACAACAGCGATCTCGGCGGGTCCGGCAACGTCAGCGGCGGCTGGCCGCGCCAACGGGTATCGAGCGCCCGCTTGGTAGCCTCCCTCAGACGCAGCACACCAGCCTCATTCACCGGCACCGTCGCCGGGTTCTTCACCCGCAGGCGCGAACACCTTTGCAGCAGATACGGATACAGCCTCGGTCGCGTAAACACCGGCAGCGTGTAGTTCGGCTCGACGAACACCTTCGGCCCTTTTTCGTTCAGCACCCGCATCAGGATGTCGCCCGCTTTCCGGGAGTGCATGACGCGCATCATCGGCAGCGGGATCACTTCCGCGCCCTGCAGGTTGAACCATGCCTGCTCGGTATTGAGGCTATAGTACGTGGTCTCGACGATGAGCCACGGATACGGCAGCGGGCATTCCACCTGCGCGGCCAGCAGGATTTCTATCGCCAGCCGGTCGCTCACCCCGTAATCGGCATTGACGGTTAACCAGCAATCTTCGACTCGTTCTTCAAAAGAGATCATTTTCGACTTTTATTGTGGGCGCGCATGTTGCAATGCCGTCAAGAGCGCGCGAACATTTTAAGTGAAATGCCACTGCCTTCGAAGTTGACCTACAACGATCTCTCGGGCGATGAGATCAAACACGTCCTGGTCGAGCGCTTCAAGGCGAAGCTCGACGAGGTGCCGTATCTTCAGAAGCACATTACCCTGCCGCGCGTGCGGATGGATCTGAGCGTCATTCTGACGCAATTCGCCGATCAGGACCAAACCGAGACGCCGCTGGAGATCTTCGATCAGGTCGAGGTGCTCTCCGATACGGTCGATGCCTCCCGGCGCGGCTTGAAGCCGGACCAGATCCGCGAGTCTTCTGGATTGCCGATCCCGACGCCGATCCGCGATCAGTTCGGCGTGCGCGATGAAATGGTGCCAACCGACAACCGGCAGGTCGTACCGCCGCCGACTACCGCGCGCCGCGTCGAGAACGCCCGCATGACGATGGCGAACGGCGCAGTGATAGACCGGACCGGCGACACTCCGCAAGGCCGTGAATCGACCGTCGTAACGCAGGACTTCGGCCCGGCTGGCTTATCGCACGGCAACTTCAACCGGCCCGAGATGGACTGGCGCAACACCGGCCAGCGGGACGGCGGCAGAGTAGCCCCGCCGCGTCTGCCGGATAAGGAGTAGACATGGTGATCGACTTAATCCGCAACGCTATGGAGGTGTTTACGCGACACGAGAAAATGCACACCGGCACGCTGGTCGAATACACGCCGCGCGAGGGCGAGCAGTCCTATCCGGCTGTCGTGATGCAGGAATGGCCGGACGGCAGCCTGCAACTGTATGCGCTGCACTTCGAGAACTCGCATCAAGTGCGCAGCGCTCATCCTTCGCAGGTGAAGCCGATCTTGGACCCGCGCCATATCGTCGCGCTGATGGTGCAGTACGACCAGCACGATCAACGATTAGCCGTTCTGGAGAAGCAGGTGGACACTCTACTGGCGCATATCCGCGATTTGACGAGCGCTAAGGAGACGGCCAAACCGGCTCGTGTAGAGTCTACACGGGAACTGCCAAATGCCTCTCCCGCTGCCGCCTCTCCCGCCCTGGAGGAGAACCCGGATGCCCTACCTCAGACCGGCACGGTCGTTCCTGAAGGCGCGGATCAAGCCGTCGAAGAGAAGAAGCCGCGCAAAGCCAGTTGGGCATCCAAATCAACGACATGAGTCTGATCAGCTTCACCCGCAATCTCGAAGCGAAGCATCTGCCCGAGCAGTGCGCCGAAGTGATCGCGATCCTATCCCGTATAGCAGACGCTTTAGAGCGGCTCGCCGGTCCTATGCCAACGGCCCGCGGCACGGTACAGTACAAAGCCGATCTGAAAGATTTGATCCAGCCCGAGAGCGAGACGGCGGATGCCATCAACCACGAATTGGAGCTGTTCGCGAATAACGCCAACGTGCAGATCGACAGCGAAGCCTTCATCAAATCTATAATCGAGTATGAAAAGCAGGTAATGGATGTCTACGGAAAAGACGCGATCCTCGAACTCCCGTGGAACAAAGCGGCGGGCGGGAGCCTCTTCCAAGCTGACGCTGGTCAAAGAGATGCGCAGCCGCAAGGCGCGCGCCGCACAGCCGACCGAGAACCCCCGCCCGGTGGCCCACAAGAAGAGGGGCAAGCGGGAGGAGACGCAGTTAACGAGGCTGAGTGACGGCTGCTCGACGCTGCTCTCTATCGCCTTCCGCAAGATCGAGCCGACTTGGCGCAACTACATCGAGTACGCCGCCTACGCCGCCAAAGAGGGCGACGAGGATATGCAGAAGGTGGTCGATGTCTATAACGCGCTGCCGCCCAAAGAGAAGCACACGATCATGCCGGAGCAAGTCTGTTCACTCGCCGGTATCCTGCCGGGCCTGCTGGTTGCCGCCGTCAGCCGCTATTATTGGGAGAACCGGCATGCCGAGAGCGTCATCAGCATTTCGACCGAGCACCCCAAGGTATTAGACGCGACCGCGCTGTTTGCGAAGACGCTGCTGCACGCCGAGAAGGACCGCGAACTGTTCTTCCGGCTGAGCGGATCGCTGCCCGATAAGAAGGGGGCGTCGATTGTGATCAATGCCAATCCGCAGTTCGCGAACGTGAGCAATTCCCCGTCGCCCGCTGGCGCGAATGGGTTTCGACCGATGGATCAACGAGTGATTGAGATGGGCAAGTTGCTGGACTCGCCCGATGAGGACAACATAGTATCCGTGCCGCTGTTTGGACAAAACACGGCAGATGTACTCCCCGAAAACGATACAGCAGAAGATTGATCGTTGGTGCGCTGCCCCGCTGAAGCCGGGGGAGCAGAAGCGCTTCACGCCCGAATACCACTCCCTCGCCGCCTGCGAGCAGGGCGTGGCACATCTGAACACGCTCGTCGAGCAGGACTTCGAGCATGACCGGATCGTAGCCGCGCGCGACCCGAACAAGCGGCCCGAAGAGACGCTGGAAAAAGACGAGGTGCGCTGGATCGAGAACGAAACATTACTCTGCCGAATTGATTTTCGCTACTTCATCAACCATTACGTATTCATCAAGAACGAAGAGGATCAGGTCTGCCGGATGCGGCCCTGGAAGTCGCAAGAGATCTTCCTGGACATCGTAGGCGAGATGGAGGAAGAGGGCCTCGCGATCTTCCTGCAGGTCTTGAAGGCGCGCCAGTTGGGCATCTCGCGCATCATCTCGCTGATCCTGCTGCACCGCGTCATCTTCTTCGCGAACATCAACGCCTTCATGGCGTCGAGCACTGAGGCGAAGACCGGCCTGCTGTTCGACATGGCGGACTTCGTACTCGACCGGCTGCCCTGGTGGATGCGCCCGACTGAGAAGTTCCGGCGCGAGAACAAACTGCTCGAACTCTACAACGGCTCGGGCGTCACGCTGCAGCACGGGCAGCAAGGTACAGGTATCGCTCGTGGAACAACGCCTACTGTGGCACATATTTCGGAGCTTGCCGAATTTGACGACCCTTCTTCTCTTATCGACTCATCGCTCCTTCGAGCTATGCACCCTAGTGTTCGTTCTTTTCTTGCTCTTGAGGGCACTGCGGAAGGGATCTTGAATTGGTGGCACAAGAAATGGAAGTCTAGTAAAGCTCTCTGGCCGGAGCGCCGGGGCAGGTTGCGGCCACTCTTCCTGCCCTGGTTCGTCGGGGGCCTCTACCCGAAGAAGGTCGATCTGAAGGCTCGTCCGGTGCCGCCGAACTACGCCGAAACGATGCTGCCGTGGGCGAAGGCGCACGCACAGATGGCGGCTGAATACGTGCATTCGACCGACTATCTGCGGCGGCATTTGGGCGACAACTGGCAGATGCCTATCGAGCAGATCTGGTACTACGAATCCGAGCGCGACATGGCGATCCGCGAAGGCCGCCTGTCGCGATTCCTGCAGGAGATGCCCGCCAATGACGATGAAGCTTTTCAATCTACAAACATCAGTGTCTTTGACACGGACACTATTGTCTACTATCGAGACAACGCCCATCGACAGCCGCTCGCAGGCTGCTATGGACTTCGAGGCCCGAGTGAGTACCTGCCTGCGCGACTGCAACCAAGCCCTCTTCTCATTGATAGCTCTCTACCGCCGATCCCTATCGTTGCCGACTGGCAGGGATCAACCGGACACCCGATAGAGTTCGAGTTAGTCCCGCTGCGCTTCGACGGCTGGTCGCTCGAAGACGACTCCTCTTCGATAGACAAGATCTACATCTGGGAGCACCCGATGCCGGGCTACACCTACGGCCTCGGCGCGGACACGTCAGACGGCATCGGCAAGGACCGGACGGTAGTCGAAGGCGTGCGCAAAGGCTCGATCTACGGACCGACGCGGCAGGTGTTCGAATTCGCTTCGTCGAAGATGAACGCCCTCGACAGCGTACCGTTCCTGCTGGCGCTCGGCACCTACTACTCCGTGCCCGATGACGACGGCGAGCTGATGCAGCCGCGTATGGCTATCGAGTGCCGGGGGCACGGCGACCAAGCGCAGAACATCTTGCGCATGCTCGGCTGGCGCAACTTCCATCCCTGGATCGATAAGCAGATAGACGACAAGAAGCCGAATTTGGGCAAGTTTCACAAGCTCGGCGTATTCACGAACGAATGGTTCCGCTCGGGCTTGATGGAAATGATGATGAAGATGCTGCGGGACTGCGAGATCGAGATCTGCAGCCCCTTCTTCGTGCGCGAGATGGAGAGCTTAGAGGGCGACGAGTTCAGCCAATCTCTGCGCGCCGCGTATGGCGGCAATGACGACCGCTTCATGGCGTTGGGCTTCATCGTGGTCTCGTTATTCCGCTTCGACGCGGAGCAGTTCCGATCCGCGCGCATCAAGGCGTATAGCGGCAAGCCAGCGCTGGCCCGCGCCAAGCTGAGGGAGTATGCCTCCTGGCCCGAGAGCTGGCAGACCAGGAACGATCAAGGGATTTATGTTGAACATTAAAGTCGCTATTTGCATGGAATGCGGCGGTCAAATCTTACCGGAGTGGACGAAAGAGCACTTCGACGAGGAACACAATGTTGTCGAGTTTGAACAGGGGTATGCAGAATTGTTACCACCGGAGTCCGCTGATTAAGGGGGCCGTGTAGAGTCTACATGAGAATCGCGCAGTCGAGCCATATTTACGGGCACGAGTACGATCCGCAAAGCCGCCGTCTGGTGATCCAGTTCACCAACGGGGCTATTTACAGTTACGAAGGCGTTCCGCCGACTGAGTACCACAATATGGCGCAATCCAACAGCGCCGGTCAGTATTTCCATTCGAAGATCAAAGGCCGCTACGAGACCAATATGGTCGCTGCCGGGGCCGCCATGAGGAGAAAATGATCATCTGCCCGAACTGCGAACAGCAGCTTCTATCGTCCGACTATTACACGGTGCGCGACTCGGAGAACATCGTCGCGCGCTGCGGCAAATGTAACGGTCCGTTCGACCCGCTGCTGATCTACTACAACGGCTCGACCGCTAAGAAGTTCGACCCTATCGTGCTGCACGTCTCAAACGAAGACCCGAATCAGATCTCGTTCCCTGGCCGCTCGGACGAAGCGGTAGCGGAAGGCTATCACAAGGTCGAGATCACCAATCTGCGGGAAGCCGATCAGTGGACGAGCCGCATCAACCACTACGAGAAAGGCGTCACCGAAGGCTACCGGCAATCGGAGAAGCAGTATTGGGATGAAGTCACGGCGCAGCGCCGGGCTGACATCCGCGCGCGCATCGGCGACAACCCGAAAGCGAAGGCGTTGTTCGAGCAGGTGCAGAAGTTCGTGGACGCCAAGCGCGCCCGGCGCTATTCGAAGAAGCTCGACCCGCGCGGGCACTTCCAGGTGATTGCGTATGACTCGTCCAACCGCATGAGCCATTGCGATGTGACGACCGGATGGAAGGAGAAGAAAGCATGAGCGCTGATTTGACTAATGAACAGAAAACCGATCTGCTTATGGCGGCGCGACTCGCCGTCGCGTCCGAACAGAAGACCGGCTTCCCGGCGCGGCTAACGGTTGCGCAGTGGGCGGAAGAGAGCGGATGGGGCCGGTATCAGCCGGGCTGCAATTGCTTCGGCATCAAGGCGTACCAGGGCTGCCACGGCACGCAGACCCTCTTTACGCATGAGTACGTCCATGAGCACCTGAAAGCGATCAATCAGGTGTTCGCCACGTTCCCGAATCTGGAGGAGTGCTTCGACTATCACGGCCAGCTCATCACCGAAGCGCCGATCTACCGTGCGGCGTGGACGGATTATCTCAAGCGGACGCTCGACCCGGAGCTGCTCATCCGCGACGTGGCGGTGCATTATTCGCCCGGCAACCTGAACTACGCCTCGCACGTGATCGCGCTGATGCGCGACGCCAACGTGATCTCGGCGGTCGCTACCGCGCAGCAGGAGGCGGCTGCACAACTGCAGGCAAAGGCAGAACCGGCTAAGCCCGAACAGGCAGAAGCGTAATGGCGTTCTCGATCATCCAGCGCGACTTCGACAGTGGCTACATCTGTCCTCGTCCCTTCGACCTCTCGGGCAACATCAAGTTCTCGCGCGATAAGCTGCTCTCGTGGACGAACGATGTCGTGACGGATGGCCGCTCTTATCTGCGCCTGCAGCCCGCCTATAAGTACATCGACGACGGCTTGAGTCTGGTGAACGGCGATCTGGAGAACGTCCCGAATGCCGCTCTTTCCGACTACACCGCCGAGATGACAGTCCGCAACTTGAAGGAGCTGGTCGCCGCGCAGACCAACATCCGCGTCATCCCGGCCTTCAAAACCGAGATCCCCGAGTTCGAGAAGCAGCAGGACATCTTGAACAAGAGCTTCATGGGCTGGCAGAACGGGACGTTCTTCGACCGGCGCTTACGCAAAGGCTGGCAGTACGCCTCGGCAACCGGCACCGGCTACATCGGCCTGCGGTATGACGCGCACTATTGGCGCAAGGGCAAAGGCGACATCGTGTGCGACGCCTACGGGCCGCTCGACGTACTGCCGATAGGCATGGGCCGCCAGCACGATCTGCAGAAGGCTTACGCGGTCGCACTGCGCGTTGAGACGCCGCTGCATGAAGCATGGCGGCTATTCCCGACCTACGCGGATAAGATCAAGGCTTCCCGCGAGAACGCCAAAGGCCGGGGCACCGTAACCTCGCGCGCGGTGAAATTCGCGTCCGCCGCGCTGCGCCGATTCGGGGCCGGGCTGACCAACGAACACGAAGCAGCGCCGTGGGAGATGGTCGATATCTACTACATCTATGTAGATGACGACTCGGTGAACAACACCGGGCAGCCAATGGCGATGGGCGAGGTAGGTACGAGCTGGTATTACACGGTGCCTTACGTCGGCCAGGATTTGAAAGTCGGCGAGACGAAAGCAGGGCAGCCGATCACGCGCAAAGCGGTGTTCGAAGACTGCTATCTGTATCCCAACAAGCGGCTGGTGATCGCGACTGACGACGTGGTGCTCAACCCCGATCCGATTACGCAGGTTAGCCCCTACTGGCACTCGCGCGTGCCGGTCGTACAACTGCGGGCGGATGACTGGCCTTGGACCTTCTTGGGCTTCCCGGTGACGCGCGGCGGCCTGAACTTAGAGAAGAACTCGAACAAGGTGATGCGCGGCATGATCGACGCCATGAACGCCCGTCTGTCGCCCCCGCGAGCCTTCGACCGCAACGCGGTGAGTCAAGGGCTGATGCGCGCAATGGATACGCGCGTGCCGAACCAGATGGTCGGCATGGACTTCACGTTCGGGTCCGACTCGCCGGTCCGGCCCTTCCTGCCGGTCAATCATTACGAGTTCCCGGCGTTCTACTCCGAGGTCATTCAGCAGATCGAGCAGCGCATGACGCATCAGATGGGCGTGGCGGACGCTGCGGCAATGGCGCGCGCGCGGCAACTACCCAGTGGAGATTCTGTGGAAAAGATTATGGAATCTCTCGGGCCGCTCATCAAGGACATGAGCCGCAACATGGAGGAGTCGATACGCGGCATCGGCGAGATATGGAAGTCCAATTTCTTTCAGTTCTATACCGCCAAGCGGCGGATGCAATTGCTTGGGCCGGATGGCTTATCGGAAGAGGACTTCGATTTCGATCCCGGTAATCTGATCCCGAACTCCGAGACCGTCGTCGAGATGAAGCAGATGGGCGTCGCCGAAGGCGTGCCGTACTTTGACCGCGCCAAGTGGCACAAGGATAACTTCACCTTCAGCGTGACGCCGTACTCGCTGCACGAACTCAACTCGATGACGCGGCGGCTGTTCATCCTGCAGCTCTCGAAGGCGGGCTTCCCGCTCGACTGGTGGACGATGGCCGATATGTTCGATGTCAAGAACTTCGGCCCGGTGCCGAATTTCGAAGACCCCGAGACCGGCGAGCAGCGGCCCGCGCAGACGGTATTAGAGCGTTGGACTTGCCAGATGGAAATGATGGCCCATATCCAAGCCGCGAATCAGCAGCAGCAGGGAGGGCCAGCTCACGCGGGAAAAAAAGGTCCAGGTAGGCCAGGAACGGGTGCGCAGCCACCTTCACTTGAGCAGAAAAGTACGGATGCTGGCACCAGATCAACGATACGGGAGAGCAAGCGATGAAGCCGGTGGGGAATCTTATCTACAGGCGTCCCGAATCCTCCAGCCTATGCATCAGGGTCGAACTGATGCTAGTCGTGCTGGAATCCCCCTTACCGTCTGTTACGACCGGCCAATCTGCATTGTATGTCAGGCGTTAAACAATTAAGCGTTCGACAGGGCTGCTATCTGGCAGGCGTCTTCGACTGCATGGGAGAGCTGCACTTCGACCGCATCACTGCGTTCGGCAACCTCTACACCTTCTACAGTCCGGTGGTCGCCGTCCGCTCGCCGGACAAACCGCTGATCGCGCGCCTGCATTCGGACTTCGGCGGGCTGTTCCGAGGCAGCAAGACCATATCGGTGATCTACTGGCGGAAGCGCGAACGGGCGGCGGTTCTACGCGCCATGATCCCGCACTTGCTACTCAAGCGCGAGCAGGCAGAGCTGCTGCTCGAATTCATAGAGCACCTGACGATAGATGGCCGCGACCATATGCCCGAAGAGCGGGCACGCCGGGCAGAGATTATCGAGGAGGTAGATAGGCTAAATGCCAGCACAAAAGCACACCAAGAAAGCGAACAGCGCCAAGAAGAAGAGACAGTGGCAGCGCGTAGTTGACAGCGTAGAGTCGCGCGGCGGTGACCGCGCCTCGGCCATCATCCAAGCCAACGGCGTACTGAAGAATCGCGGTCGCCGCCACAAGAAGCGGTAGCCGTGTAGACTCTACATGAACAATGGGAAGCCCCAAAATGGCATCGACGCGCAACGGCTAGCCGGTCAGAAGCCGGATAAGGTCCGCCAGGAGATCGTCTTCCCGGTCGCGACGCTCGACGACGTGCTCGCTTCCATCCGGCGCGCGGGCGGAACCGGCGAGCTGAAGATCAATTTCCGCAACGGACAAGCGCGCGGCGAGGCCAAATGGGCGGGCGTCGTGAAAGAGTGAGCTAATTCGTCTCAACAATTCTTCTCGTTTTCAGCGGATTATTTTGGCGCAAGGCTTGCATCGCTGCTCATCCTCGCTTACTCTGTGACTGAAGAGCGCGGATTACCGATAGTTCTTTGATGCCTCATCATCGTTGAACGACCCTTCAGCAAGGTCAGCGAATTCGGCCCGTATCCAATCACCTTTACCCCCGGTCAGAGGTGTGCGGATACGGGCCGTTTTGTTTTTCGGCTAGCCCGTTGGCGTCTTGAAACCAAGTACCGATAGCCGAAGGCAGTCGGAGAAAGGAGCTAAGCAATGGAGTTCAATACTGAGCACGTAGCTAGCAGGCGCGGTCGGCATCGCGGCAAAAAGCGGCGCTAACCCAACCAAGTAATGGGCGGGGCTAGCACGACTAACACCGGCTGCCCCGTCCAAAACCGTTAACCGTAAGCACTGTAGAGGAACAACCCTTCACTTCGTACCGAATATGCCGATTCTACCCGGCGCTGCCTCGACAAGCCAAGACCAGGACACGGCGCTGAATTCGCCTCCGCAGGCCAGTCCATCTATGCTGGCCGGAGACTCGGGAGCAGCGTCTCCCGATCAAGCGCAACCGAACTCCAATGAAGGTCTGAAGCAAGTCACGCAGCAGGTACGGCAGCTCCTCGTCACAACGATGGATCTGGCCCGGCAGTTTCCCGCTGCCGCGCCAGCCTTTCGCAAGGCGACCGAAGGACTCCGCGCAGGGCTGAAATCAATCGTATCGAACCCCGGCCAACCTGAACCCCCGGCACCGGACATCGGAGGCTAGCCAATATCGATGTCTCGGGGATACTTCAGCGCGGCGGGGGATCAGCAACCCGAAAGGACTGAACCATGCCAGTAGATCAAGCGACACTCGACCGTTACATCACGGATGTGGCGGGCGACGACCAGGATCTCGCCAAGATGTTGCGCGAGCAGATCGGCTCGAAGCCGGAAGCCGCGACCAGATTCGTTGGTGGATTCACGCGCACCCAAGACTATACGCAGAAGACGCAGGCGCTCGCGGCGGACAAGCAGAAGTTCGAAGCGGCGCAGGTGGATTATGAAGCCCGCATTACGCAGGCCGACGCGGAGAAGGACAGGATCATGCGGGATCTCGCGAACGAGCGGATCTCGGCATCGCGAGCCACGGCGTTACTCAAGACCGTCAAGGAAGCCTATGGGCTGACCGACAACGATCTACCCGGTATAGACGACATCAAGCAGACCCAACAGCAGGGGCGCGTTGTAGACTCTACACCGGATATCGACGAGCGGCTGAAGTCGTTCAAACAGGACATTCTCTCCGAGATCAACAAGGTGTTGATTCCTGAGATCAGCGGTCTCGCCAAAATACCGACCATCTGGAACCATATCGAGCGCGAGCACCAGCAGCTATTTGGTAAGCCTCTATCGCAGAAGGAATCCGACGACATTCTCTCTGAGGCAAGCAAGAAAAATCAATCGCTCGTCTCCGTTTGGCAGGACAGGTACAGTGTAGCCGATAAGCGGCTCGAAGTCCGCGACGAGGGCAACAAATCGAAGTGGCGGCAGGAGTGGGAAGACGAGCAAGCGAAGAAGAACCAAGAACTCGCGCTGCAGGGCGTTCGGCCCGGCACCGAGGATGAGTTCCTGCGCGAGCGTCAGTCGCCCATCTTCCGCAAGAACTTCATGCCGCAAGACGCAGAGGGCGATAGCGGCAATACCAGCAGCAACAACGGCAACACCAGCAAGCAGGCTCCCCCGGTGCATAACGATGCAGAGCGGGAGCGGCTAGGCGGCGCAGAACGCGCAGCCGCGAAATTCATGGAGCGCAGGCGCAACGGCATCCCCTTCGGGCAGCCGGAAACACGCAAGGCTTCGTAACGACTGATAAGGAGAAAGCATGGCAGATCCCATTCTTGATGAGATCAATTTAACTACTTTGCCAGAAATCAACGATTCCTGCATCGAAGACCTCTTCTTCATGGGATCTGTTTTGCAGGCGCACTTACGGGCGAAGTGTCTCGTTCCCTTCAAAGGGGGCGCGTATACCCGCAACACCTTCCTCTACAACCCGCTGAACGGCGGCGCGTACTCGAAGGGCGTCGGCGGATTCAACCTATCGAAGCCGAACACGCTCGGCGGCACTCTGTTCGACCCCCGATTCTATCTCGTTATGGTCGTCGAGTACCTGGAAGACATCGACGTGCTCAACACAGGTGATCTATCGGTGTTCTCGTTGCTAGAAACCGATATGGCGAACGCCTACCAAACGATCTCGGCGATCATGGCGCTCGACATCCAGCAGAACGGCCAGTTCGCGCCGCGCACGATCAACATCAACGGTTGGGTTGAAGCGATCAACGACGGCATCGTGCCTTCCTGGGACGGCAACGTTTACACGTCCTACGGCACCGCGCCAAGGAATGCGAACGTGCGGCGAGCGCTCAACGGCAACGTGTTTTGGGCTGGTACGCCCGCAGGCGCAGCCGGACCGATCAGCTATCCGCTGCTGAACGCGGCGTACAACCTCGCCCGGCGCGGCAAGGATGAGCCGGATCTGTTCTGCGCGAACAAACCGCTGGTTGGGTTCATCGAGAACCGCATGCAGCCGCAGCAACGATTCGGCCAAGATAGCGCATCTGTCCGCGATCCGTTCTTCGGGGCGACCGGCTTCCGCTTCAAGAACGCGCTGGTCATGCAGGACGACTATTTCCCGTCCGCTCTCGGGTATCCGTACTCCGATCCGACATGGGGCGGCTTGGGCAACAACCAGACCGGCACGATCAGCTATACCCCGCCGACCACGGCACCGAACAACTTCCCGAATTCAGCGTCAGGCGTCTCGCAACTGACGGTCGGCGAAGTCGGCGTGTTCTTCAACACGTCGCGCATCAAGTTCCGCATCTCGAATTCGAAGGAGTTCGGCTTCAACCCGACCGACTTCATTCGCAGCGCAGACTCAACGCGAGTTGCCAGTCAGCTCAAGGCTGCAGTGAACATGGAGTTCACCGCGCCCTGGTCGAACGTGCAGCTCTACGGGGTGAACGGGTAAGCGGAAAGGAGAACAAGGAGAAAATCATGCCTGGAATCACTGGATTTCCGAACCCTTCATTCAAGCTCATCAGCGGCTATCTCAACGGCGAAAACCTATCGGCCTTGGGCGTTGCGGCCCCTGCTTCGTCCGGGATGCTCGTATCGACTTACGGCGGCTTCTTGGGCGGCAAGTGGGCGCTCTCTGCCGACGATGCGCTCAAGATGTCGAACACCACGACAGGGACGCTTTACGGCGGCCTCTATCAGTGCGTCAAGACCAGCGCCACGGCGCTCGCCAACCCGTCGCGCGGTCGGCTAGTGTTTTGGGACACGACGGCAGCCGAAGACACTTACCAAGTCTGTCAGGACGAGACGCAGAACGGCGGACTGCCCGAGTTTGCCGGAGTGCTGCTCAACACGGTAACGCCCGGCAATTACACCTGGATTCAGATTGCAGGCCGGGCCACGCTGCAGCTACGCGCATCGATCACATCTGCGACGCGCTTCATCGGCTGGTCGGGTGCAGGCTCGGGTGTCGATAACGCTACCGCAGACGGCATCGCAGCCAATGCTAGCTTTACTCCTGCGTTGATTACCGGCTTGCTCGGTTTGGGCGAAGCGGTAGCCGCAAACGGCGCACTCGCTATCGTGAACCTGCGTAATCTGATCTTGCGTCAATAAGGAGTATCGATGGCATACGATGGCAGCTATCCCGCACCTCCCGGTAATAAGCCGGTCTCGATTGTTGACGTAGCAGGCCCGTCGAGCTACACGCAGATCACGCTCTCAACCGGCGCTGCGCCAAGCGGCGGGCAGGCAGTCAGCGCTCGACACTTTGGTCTGACGGCGCTCGAACGTATCGAGGCGGGCCGCTCAGACGACGGCACTTATCAAATCGTCGCGTATCTGACGCCCTTCAACAAGAACGGCACCTCGCCCGGTGCCGTGCTGCAGTGGATCGTTGCATCCACCGGGGCGCAGGCAGCAGCGAACGCGAATCTATCGGCGCGCACCGTCCGGCTGTACGCGCAGGGCGCTTACTAAAAAAAGGAGACAACATGCGGCGGAATGGCATCGGACACATGCAGAATAAGAACCTGTCGTCTCGACGAACACTCGAACGGAACGGCAGAGGGGTGCGCGGCCCGGCTCGCGGCAAGATGGGCCACGGTCGCGGCGGTCGGGTAAAACGGGGCAGATAAGGCCCCGTGTAGAGTCTACACGGAGTAACGGAAAGGAGCGCGGGTGCCACTGCAGAACCTAGTCGGCGAGCTTTTGGGCGATTTCCCGCGCTTTCCGCCGTTGTATGCGCAGAGCGTCATCAACCGGGCTTGGACGCGGATACGCGATATCCGCCTTTGGAGCTGGCAGGTCGTACCGGATGCGCAGATCTTCGCGCCGGATCTCATCCAGGTAGGAACTGTCTCGACAACCTCGTTCTCAACCACTATCACGGCGAACTCGGCGGCGGCGGCAGCTTTGAATGCGGCAGCGGCCTATCCGCCGATCTTTGGAATGGTAGGAGTCGGAAGACAGATCCGTATCGGCGTGGGCCAGCAGACGGGCGTCTATGCGTCGAATGGCCCCTACTATCACATCCTCAATTGGGACGGCACTTCGGTGCTCACTATCGACAGGCCGTTCGGCGAGGGTACTGTAACAGGTGTCGGATTCCAGGTGTTCAAAGCGGTCTACGCCGCGCCGTCGAATCCGGCTACCGGGCTGCCGACGCCAAGCGGCGCGTACATCAAGTTGTTCTCACTGACAAACAAGAACAACGGGTCCAACATTCCGCCGAATCGGCTCAACATCTCGCACGAGTGGCTGAACCGGCACGATCCGCAGCGGTCGTCTTCCGGCGATCCGACGCTCGCGGCCAATTACGGCACGGCATTGTTCGAGCTGTACCCGTACCCGGTCGCGGCGGCGACCTATTATGTGGACTATTACAACCGCTGGCCGGATCTGTCGCCGACGCAAGATCTGCCGCAGGTGCCGTATGGCCTGCAGGTGTGCATGATGGATCTCGCGAAGTCGTTTGCCTGCCAGTGGGCGGCAGCGAATGCCGCGACCTTTCCCGAGCTGCAGCAGACCAACTGGATCGCTACGCAGTCGGTGTACCGGCAGGATTACGCGGACGGTCTGAAGCAGTGTCTCAAGCAGGATGACGAGATGATGCCGCAACTGCCGTTCCTGACGCGCGGATTCCTCGGAATGCAGGCGTTGCCTCCTGGCGGTGAGTGGCTGCAGAGTCACGATATCGCCAATCCGTATATGAGTTGAGTATGCCTATCAATCGTAGATCGCAAGCGAGACGCGGCTATCTCCAACGCGGAGCAGCCCGCAAATTCGATGTCGCCAAACATATGGGCGCGACAGTCGAAACAGAAGCCTCCGAGCTGAAGAAGAAGCGCGGCGGCAAGAAACGTTAGAAAGGAGAAATGATTTATGGCAAATGGTGACGCCAAAGTTGCAGGACGGCTCGGGCCGCTGCGCTCGCCGATGGCTGATAACGTGATCACGCGGGGGCCTTTGAATCCCCCGATTGGCGCGAATACGACCATCCCCGGCACGGCCCCGAAAGCTGCACCGATCCGCAGCCCGTTGCAAGGCCAACCCACTAAGAATTGGAAGAACAAGTAACCTCTAACTCTATAAAGCGGCTCAAGGGGAGCGGGAGGCAGTGCTTCCCTCTCCCCATTTTTTCGTTATGATCCTACTCATTCTTATCGTTCTGTTGTTTATGATCTTCGGCTCAGCACCCATCTACCCGTACTCGCGTGGTTGGGGCATGGCTCCGTCCGGTGTGTTCGGATTCATCATGCTGGTGCTTTTGCTTCTATTGGTCTTCGGATACATCCCGCGTTAGCCCGCTCACCATGCTTGAATTCATGGATGGGTTCGACCACTACACCGGCAATACCAACATTGCGCGCAAGTGGGACACCACGAGCGGCGGTTCCGGGACAGACTTTCCTGCAGGCCGCTTTGGGGGAAACTGCTTCCAGTTCGGGCCGGGGGGCAGCGGTCCGAGCTTGACGCAAGGACAGCTCGCCTCGGTCGCAACGCGCACGGTCGGGTTCGCCTGCAAACTAGGGTCCATTGTAGAAGGCTGGATATTCTTCTCGTTCCTGGACGCGGGCAATAATCAGGTAGACTTACGCCTCCACACGACCGGCGCGATCTACGTCACGCGGAACGGGGCCACGCTCGCCACTACCTCACACGTCATTCCAACCGGGCTGTGGTGCTATATCGAGTTTCAGGCGACCATCGGCACGGCAAACGGCGCTTTCAGCTTGAAGGTGTGGGGGCTTGGCGCGAGCGATGGTGTTTGGCTGACCGCCTCCGGCGTCAACACGCAGAACACAATTAACGCCTCGATGGATGGTGTTTCGTGGAACGGCGACGACTCGAACCCGACCATCTACATCGACGATGTGTATGTTCTGAACTCGTCCGGCGCGGCGAACAATAACTTCTTGGGCGAGTCGCGCATCCTAATGAACCTGCCCAATTCGGATGATACGGCTACCCCTGGCACGAATCTACAATGGACACCGAACAGCGGCAGCAACCATTACTCTTGTGTAGACGACACGCCGACCCCGGATGACGACACGAGCTACGTGTCGAGCGCTACCGCTGGTCAGATCGACACCTACAAATACCCGGCTCTCTCGCCGACCGGCGCGATTGCGGGGGTGCAGAACGTACTCTGTGCCCGCAAGGACGATGCCGGGGTGCGCTCGATCAGCTCCGAATATCGGTCGGCAGCCGGGGCCAATTATGATGGCGCAATTGCCTTCTCGCCCAACTCTTCGTATCTGATGTTCCGGCAGATCTACGAGAACGATCCGGCGACTAATGGCCCTTGGTTCCTGGCGAATCTAAACGGCGCTGAATTCGGCATCAAGTGCGTTGCATAGGAGATGGCGAACCGGCTTACACAGTTCGCAGTGGAGAACCTGCAAGCGGGCGGGAATCCCCGCGCGCGCGTCACGCAGGTTGCCTATGAAGTCTTAGAGCGGCTGAGCGTACCGCCCCCGCCGTCGCCGCCAGCCCCGGCATCGTCGGTCGCGCAGACGGCCCCGCTCGTGCCCGGCTATACGCAACTGACGCAGGCGGGCGCGTTGACGATCTTGGGGCGGCGGTTAGGTGATCCGAACTTCATCTATTGGTCGCAGGGCGAACTCCGGTTGTATATCGCCGAGGCGCTGCGCACGTGGCAAGCGTTAACAAGCTGGTATCGCGCGCGCTCCACCATCAGCAGCGCCAGCAGCCAACAGTGGTACGACTTGGCGAGCGTCGATAGCGGGGCTTATGGTTACCATCTGGCCGACACGGATCTGCTGGCGGTGATGCTCTATCATCTGCTCGAAGCGCAACTGTCCGGTACGACATGGGCGGGCACGGCGCAGTTTAGCTTAGCGCTCTGCCAGGGCGCGATTCAGAACCGCATCAACAAATTCCTGGCCGACAGCGGCGCGGTCGTGTATCGTGTGCTGCAACCATCTGGGACACTGACCGGCGACGGGCGGGTGCTGATCCAGCCTACCTTCATCGACGTGCGGCGGATGGTATGGACACCGGGCAGCGGAGCAAGCAGCGTATTGTGGCGCGAAGACGAATGGGGGATGAGCGCGTTCCTGATGAACTGGCGCGCGCCGGGCACGCCGCAGGTGTATTCGCAAGCAGCCGCGCCTCCAGCGAACGTGCAGCTCGCGCCGCCTCCCGCGAGTGCCGGAACACTCGATATGCTGCTCGTCCCGACCGGACCGCACCTGAACATACCGGGCGGCTCGACGGTCTTGCCGGTACCGGACGATTTCACATGGGGGATCAAGTGGGGCGCGTTGGCCGATCTGCTGTCCTCCGATGGCGTCGCGCAAGATGAGGCGCGCGCGGCCTATTGCGAGCAGCGTTATCAGCAGTGCGTGCAACTAGCAAAGATCTTCCCGGCAGTGCTGCAGGTCTCGATCAGCGGCGCGCCGGTTTGGATCGGCAGCGTATGGGAATTGGACGCCTACTCAACCGGCTGGCAGAATGCGGCGGCTGGTACGCCGGGTTTTGCCGGATTAGCAGGCCGCAACCTGTTAGCGCTCTCGCCGCCGCCGTCCGGGTCGAACGCGGTGACGCTCGATCTGGTGCAGAACATCCCGGTGCCGGGAACGGATACCGATTACCTGCAGGTGCCGGGCGACGTGCTGCCGGTGCTGATCGATTACATCATCCACCTAGCGAGCTTCAAGATGGGCGGCCAGGAGTTCGCGCAGACGCAACTGCAGATGACGAATTTCCTTCTGACAGCGGGCGCGTACAACAACCGGCTGCGGCAGCTTGCGACTTACAACGATGCGCTGCGCTCGTCGGCGCTGCGGGACTACGATCAGAACCCGAGGCTCGATAACCCGCTGCTGACGGCCTATTCGCCGAGTGGAGCTGGCAATGGCAAATAAAGACTGGTCGCGCAATCCGGGTAAAGGCAAGTTCGCTTATCTTGGCGTCGATCTGCACAACCCGCCCGATCTCATCCGCCAGGGCCGCGCGCCGTATCTGTTGAACGTATCGCCGAACGTCGCGCAAGGAGCGCTGCAGCCGCGCGCGGGTACAACGGCGGCGGGCACGACGGGCGTCAACAGCCCAATCCATAGTCTGAAGCGGGTTAATAATTCCGTGCCCGGCGCGTCGAATCCGTGGCTGCGGTTTGCAGGCGTGGGAGCGAGTCTCTATCGCGCTCTGGCAGGCGCGCCGACGACGTATAGCCTGCTGACGAACGGCTTCAGTGGCAACCCCCTGTCGCTCATCCCATTCCGGCCTCCGCAGTCGCCCGAGACATGGCTGTATGCGTATGACAGCGCGCAGCAGAAGAAGTTCCGAACAGATGGCTCGACTATCCAGAATATCGGCATCCTACCGCCGACCTTAGCTCCAAGCGTGCGCCGTGGAGCGCCGCAGATGAACATCGTATTGGACGCAGGCGTGCCGACTGGATGGGTAGGCAGCGGTAGCGCGGCTAATCCGACGCTGCAGAACCGGCTGCCGTCCAGTGGTTGCACGGTGAGTCAGATCCTCTACGATGTCGGCTCGACCGGCTGGTGCAACGTGGTGCCGAGCAACAGTGACGCTCTGATCGGGATTGGCTCGCGCTTCATCTTCAGCGGCTCTTCGGAGATCTCGACCGTATGGCAGACCTTCCCGGCGCTGAGCGGCACGACGGCAGCGGGAATCTTGTTCGATAGCGGCTCGACAGGCATGTGTACCGTCACGCCGACGACCGCGACGCAAGGGCTGCAGCGCAATCATCTGATCCAGGTTGGCGCGAACTGGACGCGCGTGCTGAGTGTCACCGAGGGGCCGGATGGGAGTTACAGCTTCCGCTGCTCGCTGGCAGGCACGGCGAGCACGGGTTCGGTTATCAACATCCCGTTCAGCTTCCGCTGCCTGCCGCTCGGGACACACGCGACTGGAGAGACGCTTACGAGTTATGCGTTGCAGTCAGCGTGTACGGCTGGCAACGGGCTGATCTCGAACAGCTCAATCGGCACGCTCGATCTGACGCAGCTTACCCCGGCGAATAGGCCGCTGACGGCAGACGATTACATGCATGTTTCTTTGCTGGTCGATAATCCGGCAAACGTGACAGAAGTACACATTTTGTTGGACGTGGACGAGACCACGAACGATTTCAACCACAACTACTACTATTTCATCGTCCGGCAGAATGACTTCCAAGCGGCGGCGACCGGCGCGGCTGGCATCGTCAATACGAATCTGACGGCGCTGAGCAACGCGCTCGCGAGCAACGATCTACCAGATAGCGGCGTGCCGAACGCGGCGCAGTCACCGTACCCGGCTGCGGCGTTGGGAACGTCGAGTCCGCCGTCGCCCGCGCAGTTGTCGCCGGGGAGCAGCCAATGGTTCGAGCTGGTGTGCAAGATCAACGATCTGACGCGCGTCGGAAGCGACTCGGCGACCGGCCTCAACAATGTGAAGGCTATCGGCGTACTCGTGATCGCGAGCGGCTCGTGCAACGTGAGCTTCGGTTCGTGGTGGGTCGAGGGCGGCTACGGCCCCGACTGCAACTACAACAGCTACGGCAATCAGGGCCAACCGATCCTGTACCGCTATCGCTATCGTTCTAGTCTGACCGGCGCGATCTCGGACGTTTCGCCAGCGACCCGAAATGGCGATCTGACGATGCGCAATCCGCTGATCCCGTTCGTCACGGCTTCGCCCGACGCGCAGTGCGATCTGATCGACATCGAGCGCAATGGTGGAACGTTCGACACATGGCATCGTTGCATGACGGTCGCGAACGTGACGAATGAATACGCGGATACGACCGAAGAGGAGGTCGCGGCTGCGGGTGATCCATTAGAGCTGCTGCAGTATGCGCCCTGGCCGGTGACGGATAAGCCGAGGTCGGGGGTGTGCAACATCACCGGCACGCATGTCGAATGGGTGTCGGGCGATCAGTTCAATATGAACTGGATTCGAGGTGTAGAATTCATCGTCAATAACCAGACCTATACGCTGTACGCGCCGCCCACTTCCGACAGCGTGCTCGACACGGCAGAGAATATCGGTACCTTCGCGAATGTCGCCTTCATCATCCCGGAAGCGACGATCTGCGGGCAGCCTTTACCCTATGCCTGCGGGCCGTTCGATGGGCGGATGTGGGCAACCGGCGATCCTTACAATCCGGGGCTGCTCTACTTCTCGAATCCGTACAACCCGGATTCGGCAAGCGACCAGGGCTATATCGAGGTCACTAGCCCGTCAGAACCGCTGCTGATGCCGGTCATTTACGAAGGCGCGGTGTACGTCTTCTCGGCGCAGGCAGTGTACCGTGTAGAGTCTACACCAGGGCAGGCGAACCCGTATGCGGCATATAAATTGGGCGCGATCCCAAGCGGATTGGCAGCCCCGTGGGCGGTGAATGCGGACGGGCCGCTGCTGGTATGGCTCGGCAGCGATGGAATCAATGGAATGGCGGCTAACGGCGCGGCGCAATCGCTTACGAAGGACGATTTGACGCCGCTATTCCCGATTGAGTCGAGGCCGGGGCTGCAGGTCGGCATCGCGGCCTATACTCTCAGCCCACCTGATTACACAGAGCAGCAGTGGTTGCGGTTGAGCTACGCCTATGGCATGTATTTCTTCGATTACATCGACATCGACGGCAATTACAGCACCTTCACCTTCGACCCGGACTCGAAAGGTTGGGTGCCTTATCTGTACGCCACAGCAACGGTCGCGCTGCATTACGAAGAGGAAGGCATTGCGGACCCATTTACTCTCTGCGGCAAGTCGGACGGCACGCTGTCGGTGATATCGGGCGCAGCCGACGATGAGGGCGCGGCGTTCTCCTGCGTGGTGGTGACGCCTGCCGACGATCAGGGCGAGACAAGAGCTAGAAAGCAGTACGGCGACATGATGCTCGACTATCAGACACAGACGGGCGAGGGCGGGGGCGGCGGCGGATGAACCTGAATATCTACTACGACAATCTGCTGCTCTCGTCCTCGACCTTCACCCCGGATGTCGAAGCGACGCGCACGCAGCAGTTCTACGATCTCGGACTGGATAGCGTCTCGGCGCACCGCAATATCGGCGCGGTGATCACGTTCGCGAGCAACGAGCTGACGGTTCTATATGAGTGGCAGCCGAGCTTCATTCCCGAGCCGGAGGACACGATTGATCGCCCGACTGACTGGATGGACGCCGGAACGATCCACTACAAGTTCATCCACGGCTGCCGGATTCAGGCCGATACGGCGGGTGTCGCAAGGACCGTGCAGGTGCAGTATGACGGCGGAATCAACGGGCCGGTCTTGACGGTGAACCATGCCGGTGAGTTGGTTCTGCCGTACTCGTTCCCGCCGTTCAAGGCGAGATTGCTAAGGCTGGTGCCGACCGATCCGAACGAATGGCGGCTATGGGGCGTGCAATGGGAGTTCGACATCGAGCCGGACCCGGCTGATTATTGGGTTACGCAGACGACCAGCTTCGGGTTCGCGGGGTATGGACATATCCGGGATTTCGAATTGGCGTATGCAACGGTCAATGCGGGCGCGAACCTACTGATGATCGTCGATGGAGTGTCGAACACGATAGCGGCGGCCCTGCCATCGACGGGAGGGAATGAGGTCAAGAGTTACTTCCCCGCGCCGCCGCTCAAGGGTAAATTGTTTCAGTTGTATCTGACCGGCAATCAGGTGCAGTTGTACCTGAAGGACTGCGAATTCAGGATGAAGCAGTGGGGCGCGGACCAGTACGCGGTGCTGAAGCCGGTGGGCGATGAGAGCGTGACGAGCGGAGGCGCGAGATTGTAATGGGGCGTGTTCGAACAGGCAATCCGACTTCGCTCGCGAATAACTCCAGCATTCCGCTGCAGATCCAGCGGGCGCTGCGCAAGACTGCGGTGAACGGGCGGCAAGAGCAGGAAGGCGCTCAGACTCAGAGCGCGCCTGATCAGAAGTTGAGCGTGGCAGAGATGCAGCGCGTGACGCAGTACGTGAGAGCGCAGTTGCAGGGCAGCGGCGCATTAGGCGCGCAGATTGGGCTAGCGGCCAACAAACCGGGCGGGCTGACGGTGCAGCAGGCGGGCTATCTGTATTGGGAATCGGACACCAATCACATGCGGGTGTGGAACGGCTCGACGTGGGGCACAGTCTCGTGACGAATTCAGCGGTTTTCTTCACGGAGGGACTAGCGGAGAGCGCGCGAAGAAAGGTGAAATAGAGATATGGCAGCAGATACACCAAGCGGTTACACGAGTGGAACGGTGAGCATCGCGGCTGGCACGGCGCTGCAGTTGGGGCCGCTGATTCAGCAGCAGGTAGACGCGAATGCGGCGATGGCGGCGCAGCTCATCTCTATACAGGCGGACGGCGCGAACACAACGCCGATCCTGATCGGGATGGACAAGAACGTCGGCAGCGGCTCGCCCGTGAAGTACGGGTTCGGCCTCGCGTCGGGCCAGGACCGGAGCTATAGCGGCGCTGCCGCGAATCCGATCAGCATTGGGCGCTTCTACGTGTTCAGTAATGCGAATGCAGTACTGCACGTCGAGATCTTTCCGTAAGACGATGAGACTCGTGTAGAGTCTACACGGGTAGGTGAAAGAGGGTATGGCGAACGCGCAATCAAGTATCTATGGCGGGCTAGCTTCAGGCGGCGTGAACCAGTTCGGGTTCAAGCCGCAAAGCGTGCAGGATTCGAACCAGATGGCGAACTTCCTGCAGTCGTCCGAGAACTCGTCGATGACGGGCGGGGCGCAGAACTTGGCGGGCGGGGCCGGGATACTGCAGAGCGGCCAAAGTACGACCGGCCAGGGCATACAGGCGTTGTCGCCGGTCCTGCAGTATTTGACGCAACTCACGAAGGGCGACCAGGGCGACATCGCGCAGGCGACGCAAGGGCAGACCAATCAGATCAAGGATTCGTTCGCGGCCATCAGGAACATGATCAGCGCGCAGCCGAGGGGCGGGGGCAAGGCGGGCGTGCTGGCCGAAGCGCCATATCAGCAGGAGAAGCAGATCGGCGATCTGCAGCAGGGAGCGCGGGCCGGAGCGGCTAATCAGTTGGGCAACGTCGCGAATAGCTTGGCGGGATTGGGGCTGCAGCAGCAGAACGTTGGGTTGGGCGAGCAGGGTCTCGGGTTGAGTCAGCAGAGTTTGGCGCTGCAGACGGCGTTGAGTCAGCGCGGGCAAAACGTCGAAGAGCGAGCCGCTACTGAGCAGATGATCGGCAACCTTGTAAAAGGCGCGTCAGATGTCGCGAGCGCCGCTCTCCCAAAGTCGAAGACCAATTAATCGGAATGAGGTAAGCCAATGGCGGGAGCGTTTGAAGGCTACATGGATGGCGTCTCCAGGAATATCCTGCAGGCGAAGCAGCAGGCCCATGAAGACGAGATGGAACATCTGCACTCGCAGATGGCGATATTCTCGAAGCTATCGCAAGACAAGGATATACAAAACGACCCGAATGCGCGTGCCCATCTGATGGATCTGATGCTGCACAATGCACAGGGCGGTTTGTGGAAGGCTAAGCAGAAGCGCGATCAGCAAGTTCAGAAGGACGGGAACCCTGGACACTTCCATATCCTCGGGCACATGCTTGCGACCTTGGGCGGCGGACTCGGCAAGGGATCAGGCGGCGGCATCGGGCCGAGGCAGTTAGCCGATTCGGATATGGGATTTACCGGCGCGAACAATCTGACCAGCAGCAGCCCACAACAGGCGGACATTAAAGACGGCCAGCTCGTAACACGTGGGACGGGTGCTGAGCGGTCGCTGGCAGTGCCGGGTCAGGGAGTGTATGGCGCGTTCAAAACGCCCGAGCAGCGGCAGCAACTCGACGAAAAGCTGCAGGATGTTGCTTCGCAGCGCCAGTCAGCGCGCGATCAGACGCAGCAAACAGCGCAGCTCAAGCAGAAGGACGATTGGGTAGATAGTCAGGTATCGAGCGGCGCGTTGACGCAGGAGGAAGGCGCGCGTTACAAGGCCGAGGCACGCGGGTTGAAGCCGCAGACACTATCGGCTAGTATGCTGCCGAAGCTCGGTTGGGCTAAGGTGTCAGGGCAAGACAAGATCGTTCCGGGACGGGTCGATCCGATGACCGGCGCGTTCACGACGTTAACAGGCAAGGTGCTCGACGCGAGCACTATCGAGAACGTCGGCACCGGCAAAGCGCCGACCGTGCAGGACTATCGAGGGATGCTCGGGCAGTTGAAACAGGCTCAAGAGATCCTGGCGAACCCGGATGCTCCGGTGACGCAGAAGACGGCTGCGCAGGAGTTCGTAGATAACTGGAATGCGCAGATCTACAGCAGGCAGGTGTCAGCAGCGCGCGGCGGCCAGCAAATGAATGTCACCACGCAGGAGTCGGGCGTCGGTCCTGGTGGAGCCGGGCCGAGCGCAGGACGGTATAACGCACCTGCTACGCCGAGCGCAGGGGCGAGCGCGGGAGCCGCTTCTAATGTCACACCCATAAGGCCGAGCCGGGCCTCTGCAGGGATGCCAGCGCCCGGCAGAGCATCGGCACCAGCAGGCGGCGCGAAGCCAGCGCAGGCCGCGTCTGCAGCGGGTAAGGGGCCTTATCCGACCGGCAGAAGTCCGCAGGAGCTATCGCAGCTCGCGAGCAGCAATCCGTTAGTAGGCCGGTCTATCGATACGTTTCTTGGCACACTAGCAAGCCGGGCGAGCGGAGCGTCGGCTATCGGGTTAGAGAAGGGGTTGGACATCCTCAGCAACTACACCGGCATCAACCGGCAGGAGTTGAGCGAAGAGAAGACCGAGCGCGACTCGACCAAGAAGGCGGTCGATATCGACGTAGCGCGACGCAACGGGTATGAAGGCGCGGCGAGTCAGGTCGAAGCGATGGGCAAGGTCGTGCAGGACGTGCGCAAGAAGGTTGGCAGCAACCCGGTGCTTATTCAGAAGGCCATCAACAATTTCAACAATAATGTTTGGAGTGATCCGAGCACGGCTGCACTGCAGACGGCGATACAAGGTTGGGTCAGCTCCTACTCGCGCGCCATCTCGGGCGGTGTGATGAGCAAGGCGCAGACGCAGGTATCGGCACTCGAAGCTGCTGAGAAGATCATGACGGCGCAGATGACGGCCCCGACGATTGACGCGGTGATCGATCAAGGGAAAAAGGAGTTAGAGGCCGAACGGCAATCGATAGACGGAAATCTCAACGCGCGGCGTAAACAGCTCGCCGGGCCTATCGGGTCGTTCGTACATCCTGAATGGTTCGAGAAGAAGAAGACAACGACGCCAGGGTTCACCGGCACGCCGAAAACTGCCGATGAATTCTTGAAGAAACACGCGAGCTAGATCCATGCCGATGACCATTGACGAAGCGACCTCGCAGCAGGACTTCTACCGGCTGCCGCGCGATGAGCAGGCGAAGGTGCTCGGGTCCATCGAGCCGGACTTCAACGGCCTAGCGCCTATCGAGCAGAACAAGGTGCTCGGCAAGTATCACCTGAAGTTCATGCAGGGGCAGAAAGCGCCGACCGGCGACAGCGGCGATAGTGTGCCGGGCGTCGGCGGTCAAATCATGGAAGGTTTAGAGGGCTTGGGCGGGGCCGTCATAGGAGCGGTCGAGGGCATCCCTACGCAATTGCGCCAAATGGCCGTGATGGCTGATTACGCTGCGCCCCCTGAAGAGAAGATGCGCGTCGTACATGAGGTCATGGATCAGCCAACCGAGGAGGGTAAGAAAGCAATCGCCGCGTTCCAGCAGGGCAAGTACCTCTCGGCGGGTAAGCACGCAATCGGAGCGGTGCCGGTATTTGGCGCGCCTGCCGAAGACATCATCGACGATGCGCGGAGCGGTCATGCGGGGCGGGCAATAGGCAAGACGCTTGGTCTCGCAGCGCCGATTGTCTTACGCGAGGAGATCGGAGCGGGCGCGAGCAAAGCTGGCGGCGTCGCAGCGGATGCTGGCAAGGCGTTCTTCAAGAAGGATTTCGAAGTCGCGTCGAGCAAGGCATGGGGCTTCACGCCGAGTCAAGAGGAGATGGGCGCGCAGAGCGAAGACGCGGCAGCCTATATCAAGGAGACCAACGGCGGTAAGAGAATCACCACCAACAAAGAGCACATCGCGGCGGCGCAGAAAGCTAACAAGCGGCTGACGGATCTCTACGATAGCTGGATGCAGAGCGCCAAAAAGCGCGGCGCGGTGATCGACGGCAATCAAGTACTCAAGGCTACTTGGGACGCGCTCCCCGACACGGTGAAGAGCGGCGAACCGGCGAAGGCGAAGGTCGTCATGCAACGGGCGCGGCGGCTGTTTGCCGATAAGAAGCTGACGCCCGAGCAAGCCGACCAGTACCGGCGCGAGCTGACGAGCGATCTGAAGGGCTTCTACGACGCGACGACCGGCAAGCAATTGTCGGTGATGAATGGCACCTCGTATCAAAGTGTGGTGTTGGCGCAGCGGGATGCACTCGCGAATGGCCTCTATGAAGCGCTCGATCCGGTCAACGGCGGCACGGGGCCACGCAACATCCGGCAGATGCAGAAGAGTGTTATCGATCTGCTCGACGCGGGCCGGAAGCGAACAACGATGGCGGCGGCCAGCAAGCCGGTTAGTAAAGCGGCGGCTGCTCCTGGAATAGCAGTGAACGCAGTGAAGTCTGTAGCAGCGCCCGGCTTTGGCATCATGCGCGGGGCGGATCTGCTCAACCCGCGAACGCTATTCGCCGGTTCGGTAGACCCGTGGGTGCGGAAAGCGTATGAGGCGGCCGGCAAGCCGAAAGCTACTCTGAGCGGGCCGCCGTCGTTTACGCCAAGAGCATTATTGGGTAAGGCGTCTGTGATCACGCCGCCGCCAGCCGACACCAGCGGGCCGGTGCCGGGCAGAACGCAGCCGGAATGGACGCAGCCGCAGTCGAAGAGATTGCTAGGACCGGCGCGCGGCAAGCTAGTAACACCTCCGAGCGGCCAGCCGATTGTGACGGAGCCGCCGCCAGGGAGCTATCCGGTCTCGGGGCCGCTGCCAAGACAGTATCCACGCGGCAGCGGAGTGAACCGGCTGTTAGGGGAGCCGACACAGGTACAGCAGCCGGGCTTCGCGGTGCAGGATATGCATCCTATCACTGACCCGGTGACAGGCAAGATCACTCACGTTACCGAAGATTGGAAACGAGGGCAGATCCCGGCAAGCGAAGCGCTGAAGAAACACAGTCAAGACTTCAACGCGAAGCCGGGTAGCAAAATCACCACTCCGCAGTTTCGCGCAATGGAAAGTCTTCGCTCGGGCGGCCCCGTCGATCTCGGCCCACGAGGCCCGGTGTACCATGCCTATCGAGGGAAGCCTGCCGAAGCGATCTCATTTCTGCAGCGCGCTAAGAAAGGTACCGTACCGGGCGCGTTCTACAACCCGGAGGTTGGCGAGATCGATCTGCCGTGGGGCAATCGAGAAGCAGGGCTGAGGCATATCATCGATAAGCATGTACGCGGGCAGAAAGATCTCAAACTTGCGGATCTTCCAGAACAGATGGCGAATATGAAAGTCCTCAAACGGGAAACGGATCGTGTCCTCCTCGGCAGCTCGACGCACAGAGGGGTCGTGAGGCTCGACTTCAACGCAGAGACGAATCGCTGGCTACTGACCGCGTTCGAAAAATGACTAATAGACTACCTATCGAGCGGTGTTCCCCCAGTGCCCGAATCTTGAGTTTTGCCCAAGTGATGCCACGGACAATCCGACATCAGGTAGTCTACATTCCAATCATAAGCATTCCGCGCGTGCAACGGGTACTGGTACGTTAATCGAACTCGATGAAGCGGGCATCGACGTAAGGCTTCGACTCCTTATACGACGCCTTGATGACCTCCGGGTCCACGCCGTTCTCGATCAGCATCCCTTTGTTGAGCGACGACCGGGTGCGCTCGCCCGAATACTGCAGGCCGAATTTACCGAAGCGCATGCCGGGCAGCGACCAGTCGCGCGCGATCCCGGAGAGCTGCTGCTTGATCTCGACGAGGCGCTCGGCGGTCTCGTCCTGCCGCTCGGTTAGTTCGTGCGCTTCTTCGAGAAGCTCTTTCGTGAGATCCATCGTCGGCTGATCGTCGATGACAGAGATAAGAGGCAGGTGCGAATTCTCCGCAAGGTAGCGGCGTTTGCGAGGTCCGCCTTCCTCCTCTTCTTCATCGCCGGGCGGTACAGGTCGCGCAGATTGTACAGGCTTCTTCGGTGGTTTGGGTTCATCTCGCTTCATTGCAGGTTTCGGCATCGTTCATCCTTTTTGCCATCTCTCTAGAATCTCTCCGTCTGATTTCACCGGCACGCGAAACAGGCGTTCGCCGGTCGCTTCATCGTCCATAACAGTCGAGAAGCGATGCGTCATAATGTCGCGGATATCATCCGCTGAATCTTCATCGGCCTCGACCATGAGCTGATCGTGGATCGTCAGCAGCGGCCACACCCACGCGCCCGCGCCATCGGAATAGACGTTCGTGAAGTCCTCCTCCAGCGCGCCCATCACTAGCTTGGTCTGTCCGGCGCTGGTGGATTGGATAGGCATATTTCC